AGGTCCATATGTTAATTTAGAAGCAAGTGGTTCATATCCTGACGGTGCATATACATCTGGTGCTCTTGAAGCAGTAGTTGGATACGAAGGAGAGACAGCAAGCGGTATTGGTTGGTATGTATCTGGTGGTCCTACAGTGACTCACACAGAAACAACTGATGACTTCGGTGACGTTGAACTAATAGGATACCTTGGTGGTTCTTATGATAAGTTCTACGGAGAAATCTCTGGTGTAACAGCAGAAGATGACATCGATTGGTCTGCAAAAGCAGGAGTTAAGTTTGTTTTCTAAAGGAAAACTATAACAATCTAAATATCTGGGTAGAGAAAAAATCTCTACCCTTTTTATTGGTTTAATACCTATGGCATCACCTAAAGCAACAACAATTTACACGAGAGAAGGTTGTCCTTTTTGCACCAAAATAAAAGCAGTTTGGAATGAAAAAGGATGGAACTATACTGAGCACAAACTCGATGAGAACTTTACAAGAGACCAGTTCTGGGGAGAGTTTGGAAGGAGAGCAACGTTTCCACAACTTGTAGTTGATGGAGAGAAAACTGGAGGTTGCAATGAAACTATTAATTTATTCCGCACAAGGGGTATATTATAATTTTTATAAACTACCTATATAATGTAACTAAAATAGGAGAGAAAGTATGCAGGACATACTAAACATTTTGTACACTTACTCACTATTCGGAGCATTCCTCCTAGGTTGTGTTGTTGCCTTTGTATTCAAAGGATACTTAGATGAGTACATTGAGAACGCAGCATACGCTAAACAAATGGTTCATCCTGAGATGTTAGATGAAAAAGGTAAAATAGATTTGGAAACAGAACTATTATACTTGCGAACTGACAACATTGATGTTACACTAGATGAGGATGAAGACTAATTTTCATTAATTATTATGGCAATGAAACTTTTAATCTCTGAGGTTCTTCAGAAAGCACACAATGCTAAGACGAAAGCAGAGAAGATTAAAATATTAAAAGAGAATAATAGTCAGGCATTAAGATCATTATTCATATGGAACTATGATGATAGTGTTATCTCTGTTATTCCAGAGGGTGAGGTGCCTTATACACCTAACGAAGCACCTATTGGTACTGAACATACACGTTTAGAACTAGAGGCACGTAAACTTTATTACTTTGTAAAAGGTGGTGCAGATAATCTCTCCAGAATGCAGAGAGAGAATATGTTTATTCAAATGATAGAGGGTCTACACAAAGACGAAGCAGAAGTTCTTTGTGCTGTTAAAGACAAAGCATTGAATAAAAAATATCGTATCACTAAAGCAACAGTGCAAGAAGCATTCCCAGAAATTAACTGGGGTTCGAGGTCATAATCAATGCAAATTTTAAAAGAAGATTGCCCTAAAGAAGAAGGTAATGATAGATCTTTGCCTTATACTGCATATGTTGTAGAGTATAAGGATAAAGATGGTGGATTGCATTATGACATCAGTATATCTGATAGCACAGTGGATATATTTGACCACTACTATGACAAATTTAAGAAAGACTTTGTAAGACTATTCCAATCAGAAGGGAGGGCGAATCCAAAATTATGGAACAATCCAGCAGACAAACCGAAAGAAGAACCCAGAAAGAGAAGAAGAAGACAAGGTTGACTATGAACAACCCCATATATAATTTTAAGGATAAGAAACCTAAAGAAACAGTTACCGAAGAACAAGTCGGTAAGTTTATTGGGATCTATCTCTTAGGTCCTTTAGTTGTTATGTTATGTTGGAACTTTGTTATGCCTTACATCTTTGGATTGAAAGCAATCAATTACCTACACGCAGCAGCACTTCTTATTATCTCTAGATTTATTACACTTAAATAAAACCTATGAAGTATCAAAGAGCATTAGATCTCTTTACTGAATCAGTTTACAAACCAGATCACGATTTGCGTGCTCGTGCTCATAATCAGGGGTGTTATGATGAACTGATGGAGATCAGACAACACGTTATAGAGTATCTCAAGACACTTAAGGAAGTCACACATCATACAAATGCAGATGAGAGTGATGAACTTGAAACACAGAAACTCATTGAGACTAAAGGGGCATATTATTATGGTCTTGATCAGGGAGATATATGAAAGTATGTTTAGTGTCAGTTACACCTGACGCAGAAAAAACTATAGGATACATCGCTAGAGTATCCAACCCTAACAATCAAGACAATCCAAAGGTAGAAAAGTTATTAGAGTATTGTATCAAGCATCAACACTGGTCTATCTTTGAACAAGCAACAATGACTTTGCAGATAGAAACCTCACGAGGAATTGCTGCACAGATACTAAGGCATAGATCATTTACATTCCAAGAATTTAGTCAGAGATATGCTGACACAAATTTGTTAGGTAACATTCCATTACCAGAATTAAGAAGACAAGATACAAAGAACAGACAGAACAGTATTGATGATATTGCAGAGGAGGATGCAAGAAGACTCCACAAGGCAATCGCTGCCTACTTTGCAGAAGGAGTTGACTTATACAATGAACTATTACGTGAAGGTATTGCTAAAGAGTGTGCAAGATTTGTACTTCCTCTAGCAACTCCAACCAGACTTTATATGACAGGTAGTGTCAGGTCTTGGATACACTATATTAATTTACGTACTGCAAATGGTACACAGAAGGAGCATATGGACATCGCAAGTCTATGTCGTGACCATTTCATATGTAATTTCCCTATAACTTCTAAGGCATTAGGATGGTGTCCAGAGGTAGGATGTGATGAATGTGATGACGATTACTGGAATGACATTCAACCTTGTTTACGAATCGATTAACATCTGCTATACTATCACCACTATACAAAACCAATGCCATCATACGATTTTAAAAACAAAAAAACAGGAGAGATCATAGAAGTTAGAATGTCTATGAACGACCTAGATAAATATAAGGAAGACAATCCTGATATGGAGAGGTATTTTGGTAATCAAGCACCAGCTACGATGTATGGTAAACCAAAGCAATCAGATGGATTTAAAGAAGTAATGTCTAAAATCCAACAAGATCATCCAAGAGCAAACCTCTCTAACTATACATAATGCCACAACGTAAACGCAAGACCCCAGTTCCATCGGGGATGAGTGCGAAGCAGATGAAGAGAAGGAAACCTATTGGTATCGATCATTTAAAAACGATTGAACCATTAACAACCAATCAAGAAAAAGTTTTTAAATCATATGCTAAAGGAAAGCATTTGGTTTTACACGGTGCTGCGGGTACAGGTAAAACATTTATCAGTTTGTACCTAGCATTACAACAGGTTCTTGATGAAGGTAATCCATATGAAAAAGTTTATATGGTTCGTTCTCTTGTACCTACAAGAGAGATTGGTTTCTTACCAGGTGATCACGAAGACAAGTCAAACTTATATCAGATACCATACAAAAATATGGTCAGATATATGTTTGAAATGCCTACAGATAATGACTTTGAAATGTTGTATGATAACTTGAAGACTCAAGAAACTATTTCCTTCTGGTCTACAAGTTTTATTAGAGGTACAACCTTTGACAATGCTGTTATAATAGTAGATGAGTTCAGTAACTTGAACTTCCACGAATTAGATTCAATCATCACTAGAGTTGGTACAAACTGTAGGATTATTTTCTCAGGAGATGTTGCACAAACTGACTTGATAAAACAGAATGAAAGAACAGGTATCTTAGATTTTATGCAAATCCTACAAGCATTAGATTCTTTTGACATCGTTGAGTTTGGTCTCGATGATATCGTTAGATCAGGTCTTGTAAAAGAGTATCTAATTTCCAAAATACAACTAGGATTTGGTTAATGTTTAATATGGTGGGACCTCCTGTCCCTTTGACTGAAATGAAAGCGGTTACTAAGGAAAAACACCGACTCTATGAGGTTGGTGAAGGTAAATGGTACCCATCTGTTACTACTGTTACAGGTCATAAAAAAGTTAAGGATATCGTCCGTTGGAGGAAGAGAGTAGGTGAGGAAGAAGCAAACAAGATATCAGGTAGAGCAACAGCACGTGGCAATAAATTTCATTCTATGGTAGAATGTTATTTGAAGAACGAAGAAGTAAAGTACGATGAAAAATCTCCACTAGCATATTTTATGTTTAAAACCGCTAAAGAGACTTTAAATCGTATCAATAACATTCATCTTCTAGAGTCACCTCTCTATTCTGATAAGTTAATGTTAGCAGGACGAGTTGATTGCATAGCAGAGTTTGACAACACTCTATCGGTCATTGACTTTAAAACATCTACTAAAGTAAAGAAGGAAGCGTGGATTGAAAACTATTTTGTACAAGAAACTGCATACGCTGTAATGTATTACGAGAGATGTGGTGTTAAGGTAGACAAGATAGTTACTTTAATTGCAATAGAAGATGGTTCTATGCAAGTCATTATAAAAGATGATCTTAATTATTATTATCAACTATTAAAAACATACGTAACCGATTACTTCAAAACAATTAAATGAAAGAATACAAAGACAAATTTATGACGCAAGCAAAATTCTCAGGTATGGTTGAGGAAGTTGTAAAAAATAGCGATGGACTTGTAAACTATATCGATGCTGTCATAGTTGTCTGTGATGACTTGGACATTGAAGTTGAAACTGTCAACAAACTCATCTCAAAACCTCTGAAGGACAAAATTAAGTTTAATGCCCAACAACTAAACTATGTTAAACGTACAAGTAGAGGAGTTCTCCCAATATGACCGACCCATTCTATAAGTCTCCTATTATAGGGCAAGAGATTAGAGAAATGGAAAAACTTTATATGGATCTCGCAAGATTATCTATAGACTATCCTAAAATGGATGATGATGGTAAACGAGAGCATATTGATGCAACTATGACTCTTATTGCTAAACAAAGAGTTTTCTATGCAAGACTTGGTTTACTAGCTTCTGAAGATAAAGAAGCAGCAGAAATAAAACATCACATAGATGAGATGTCTAAAATTTATGGTAATGGAAAGTCACTCAACGACTTACTTTGTTCAATGGAAGATAAGTTAAGAGATTTTAAAAAAGAACTTGACAAAGCCTAAATAATATGTTACCTTTTATAGGTAGTACATTCAAAAAATACTATTAAATACGTACAAATGTCATTCGCAAATTTAAAGAAAAAGTCTGGTAAATTTTCCAATCTAACAAAAGAGATTGAGAAGATGAACAGTGGAGGAAAGAAGGTTGATGAACGCTTCTGGAAACCACAAGTAGATAAATCAGGTAACGGTTTTGCTGTTATCAGATTCCTACCAGAACCAGAAGGATGCGAACTCCCTTGGGCACAAGTTTGGAGTCACGCTTTCCAAGGATCTGGAGGTTGGTATATTGAAAACTCTCTTACAACAATAGGTAAGAAAGACCCAGTATCAGCACTCAACAGTTCCTTATGGAATACAGGTCTTGAGTCAGATAAAGATACTGCACGTAGACAAAAGAGAAAACTCTCTTACTACAGTAACATCTATGTTGTAAAAGACCCATTGAACCCTGAGAATGAGGGTAAAGTATTTCTATACAAATATGGGAAGAGAATCTTTGACAAGATAATGGCAAAGATGCAACCCACTGAGAACGATTACGATCCAGAACCCGCTTTTAGTCCTTTCGATTTATGGAAAGGTGCTGACTTCAAATTGAAGATAAAACAAGTTGCAGGATTCTGGAACTATGATGACTCATCATTTACAACTCCTGCTACTCTTGGAAACTTCGATGATACAAAACTCGAAGAGATCTTCAATGCAGCACACGACTTAAGTGAGTTTACTGCACCTGATCAGTTCAAAACATACGAAGAACTACAAGAACGTTTAAACACTGTTCTTAAGTCTGCTCCTCGTATCGATACTGATACTATTGATGAAGAACTTGCTCCTGCAACTATAACTGCATCTGCTCCAGTTACAACTGATTGGACAGAGGATGCCAGTTCAGAAAGTGTCCCCCAAGAGGACGAAGCACTGTCTTATTTTGCTAAACTAGCAAATGAAGACTAAAGGAAAGACCTAATGAAAAAACTATTTGCCCTCGCTGTTGTAGCACTAATTACTGCTCCTGCGGGGGCACATAGCGTTAGGACTTCTGATGGTTTCGAGGTGGAACCAACTCACTGTGTCCGAGATGGTTTCACTGGTAAACTTAATTGTTGGTATGCTCCAGTTCCGACACGACCTTGGGAATCTGGATACTGGTATCACCACAACCACCATTACCATAGAAAACCACTCTTTAGACCCAATGAACATAACGAACACGGTGTTCCTTGCTACTTCTATAAAGACGACAACTGGTGCTTCTAATGAAAGTAATTCACGAAAGATTTCCATACCGTTTCACTGAGAACGGTTTACTTGAAACAAATGGACAACCTGACTATCGTATCCAAAAATGGAACGAATTAACAGACAGGTATAGAGATATGTTTTATCTCGACAGTGCGATACAACTTGATATGGCACTAGAAGATAGAGAATACGTCAAGTGGTTAGACCCTGACCCTGATGTTGCATCTTACAGAAAGACAAAAGGTAATGTAGTGACCTCTCCGTATACATAGAGTATAGTTCGGTTTACCGTATGCTCTTACAAGACGGAAATGATTCACTCAGATTAGAGTGTGCTCTTAGAGAGTTAGGTTTCGTGCAGATCGGATACCGTGTTGTAGCACACGCAGGAATATTTTTTGTTCAACCAATAGGAATCCCAGATGAACTCAAAGGAGATCTTCTGGGATTTTCTGTGCATATACCTTATGTGAAAGACAAACGCAGGGTTAGATTATTCAATACTGCTAAGAAAGCTTTGGACTTTTCACTAGGTCTTTAATACCCTCCACCGTAGTAACCACCAGATGAACCACTGCTAGAACTAGATGAACTCGAAGAGGAAGACGATGAAGACGAACTACTACTTGACGAGGAACTGGATGATGAAGATTCTGTTGACTCGTTTGCTGCGGGTGCGGTATACGAACTTTCACTTCCTGTGGTAGAGGTCGTTGTTGTCGTTGTGGTTGCTGTTGACGTTGTAGTACCATTTGTGCTTCCTCCTGATGCTCCTGATGAAATCAATGCTGTACTTGAACCACCACCTGACGCAGATCCAGTAGATGCTGTTGATTGAGATGGTTTTCTATAAGTACTTATACCTATGAATTCTTCAGCAATAGTTGTTTCGGTCTTCTTATTACCATCATCATCAATTTCAGCGTGTGGTAAGTATTTGGAAAGTTTCTTAAATTCATTAATAAAGTCAGTTACATATTCAGATCGTAGTAAATAGATATTTCTTTTCTCTTCATTCTTTCTTTCTTCTCTCTCATAAAATGTCACTGCTCTTCTGCACTGTGACTTAGGTATTACACTTCCATCTGTTTTAATATAACTAAAGTCTTCGTTTACTATCTCACCTTCTGGGAATACTACATCATTACCAACTTTAATTTCTAATGACTCATAATGTACAATTTGATCAGGATCACCCCATCTTTCCTCTATGTACTTGTATAGATCAACACGATTTAGTGGCCAGTCCTCATATACATTGATTATGTTGTTAACAAGCAATACTATCCAATCTAAACCAGAATCACCATATACTCGTGATGCAACTTGATCAGGTCTTTCACCAGTTCCTATTTCATATTGTGTGAAACCTAATAGACCACCTTGTAGTTCATCTCTTATTTTTATGCGACGAAATATGTTAACAGTTAACTCATATGGATGAACTCCATTTTGAATCGTCCTATTACGAACATATACTTTTGGTAGATACCTAAAATAACTCATTAGATCATATCCCTCGTAATAAATGATGTTTCTTTGAAACTCAACTGTAAATTCATAGCAGCAGGTCCATAATCTTCTTCATTTCCAGCACCAAGACCTTTTAATGAGTTATATTGACCGTCAGGTGTAACATCAACGTCCATTTGTGTTAAAACACATTTTGTAGGAAATTTGACTATCTCTGACAATGCTTTTGGTCTCAAAGTTTGTAATTTGACAGTATCATCACCAGCATCGTCTGCTCTGACTCTAACAAGTGATAATCTGAAAATATCAGGTATTGTCAACCATCTAGCACCACTAATAGTTCCAGATTCTGATGTCAATGCCTGTTGTACAGCATTTGGTTCGCCTTCCTTATCACCTTCACTATTGAACAGTTGAAAATCTTTTGCATCATCTCCTGCCTCTGATGCTGGTAACATAGCACGTCTTAAACATTCAATTATCTCTCTACACTCTTTTGCTTCCTGTATATTACGAGGTGCCATTTTAAAATTGAAAAGGTGTTCTCTGTAGTTGACACCCTTGAATGTTACCTCTGCATAGGGGTTAAAAATCTTCTTGGTAGCAATAGCAGTTAAACCCCCCGCATCCATACTATTATTAATTCCAAGTGCACTATTAACTGTACCAAGTGCTGATGCAGCAGTATTCATAACAAATTCTGGTTTTACAGTTCCTGCTGTTTTTTGTAAAGCTTCAACAGGATTCATATCACCTTGTAATCCTTGCAATGCTCCTGCACCAATAGCACCAAGTGATGCTTCGTTATATTGTGCTTGATAATTCTCTTTTATACCTGTTGGTAGATATAGATAAATAGTCTTATAAAGTGATTTATTATCTAATCCTTTAAAGGGTTCTTTAAACCCACCTCCACCAGCAGCCCAGTTATATGGGTTTGCACCATTCTCCCCTTGGGTGTTGTATATCTGAATTTTCAGATAATCTATCACCTTTGTTTCGACATTATCACCTTGGTCAATATACTTATCTGAGGATGGAACTTGACGAGGTAACTGTCTTGGATATACTAGCGGTGCTGACATTATGACCTATAAAACTTATTCTGGAAGATTCAAACCAAGATATCCTGGCAAGTACAAAGGGGATCCTACAAACATTATTTATAGAAGTTTGTGGGAAAGAAAGTTTATGGGGTGGTGTGACCTAAATGAAAACGTTATAGAGTGGGGCAGTGAAGAGATTATCATTCCTTATAGAAGTCCTATCGATGGTAGGTTTCATCGTTACTTTCCTGATTTTTATGTCAAGTCTCGCACCAAAAGTGGAGGACTCGCAAAAAGAATTATCGAAATTAAACCATTTGCACAAACACAGGCACCAGCAAATCAAAAACGTAAAACTCAGAAGTTTTTAAAGGAAGTTGCTACATATGGTGTAAATCAAGCAAAATGGAAAGCAGCAAAAGAATACTGTAAGGATCGTAGAATGCAGTTTGTTATATTAACAGAAAACGAATTAAGAGTATGAGTGTTTTCACAGACATACAAACTAAATCACAAGGAAAAGCACAATCATCAAATTGGTGGAGAACACAACTTTTTCAAGCACTATTTGATATGGGTTTAGGTGCTGACGGTGTAACGCCTGGTACAGCAATTACTTTTGCATATGACCCAGAGGATGATAATAAAGAACTTATGAAATTTTGGGATAAATATCCTATGGTTTACATATATGGTGAATCTGATGAACATTTCTGGGGTGCTAATGTTCATTATATGAGACCAGAACTTCGTAAATATGGATTTACTCCAGCAGCACCACCACAAACTATACATAAATACTTAAGGAGTAATGTAAGAAGTAGTATGTTAGTCGTTCCAGACTCTGAATGGGATGATATTGGTCAAATACCATCTGAACAGTTTCACATTACAACATTTGGTCGAGATACAGCAGTTCCAACAAGTGTTTTACTTAAAAAAGGAGAGTTAGTTTGAAAGTACCTAATTCGTTTATTAATTTTCAAGATATTGTAAGTACAGGTGCCTATGAACCGACTTTAGGTAATCTTTATGCTGCGTGGATTGGTTTCCCTTTAGTATTCGCTGCAATGGAAGGTTGGAGTCAAGCCCAAAGTCAAGAAATATACAAAGCGGTTAACTATTTTGCAGATAATGTTACTATACCTTCTCGTGGAGTCACCACGGGAGATATTAAAAATGTTGGTGTTCAGCGTACTTATGCAACTGGACAAATTCCTAACGAACTTACTATTTCGTTCATAACCACTAAAAATATGTGGCATAGAAACTTCTTTGAGAAATGGATGCAAGCAATGGCACCAGACTCAGAAAATAGAGTTGGTTTCTATGACGATTATACAGCAGATATATTTGTAGAGAAATGGGAAAGAGGATCTAATGTTTTAGCACAAAAAGTTGTTAATGGTAAGAAGTTTGAAACAAGAATGAATAGATCGGTAGGTGTTTTCCAGTTCGTTGGTTGTTTTCCGACGAATATGGGTCAATTAACATTTACCAATGAACAAAACGGTTTAGTTAAGATGGATGTTGTCTTTAAATTTGAAAGATATAGGTTCTCTGCCAAGATAAAGAAACCTAATGAGTGGACAAATGACACTGTTTTAACTGAAGATGTTTTAAAAACTATGGATGACATCAAAATAGGTTCTGCCTTTGGTGTCTAAATAATTCTACTGAGTTGTACTCCCCTTAAATATGCCTTTACCAAAACTGAGCATTCCAGACTATGAATGCACCCTGCCAAGAGGTCAGAAAGTCACCTATCGACCATTTCTAGTTAGAGAAGAGAAATTGCTTTATATGGCAATGGAAACTCAAAATAACAAAGAGATGATCAAGGCAGTTAAAGAGATTATCAAGAATTGTACAAATGTCAAGAATCTAAGTGAACTTGCTACATTTGATATTGAATATCTATTCTTAAAAATTCGTGGTAAATCTGTAGGTGAAGTTAGTGAATTTAAACTAACTTGCCCTGATGATGAAAAAACACAAGTTGAAGTAGAAGTCAACTTGGATGAAGTTAAAGTTGAAATCCCAAAAGATCATACTAATGTGATTAAATTAACTGATCAGATCACCTTAACTATGAAATATCCATCTTTGGATAGTTTTGTGAAAAATAATCTATCAGATAATCCTGGTCTTGAAGATGTATTCAAACTAGCAGCAGATTGTACTGATACTATTGCTGACGGTGAGGAACTTCACGAAGCAAAGTCTTATAAAAAGGCAGAGTTAGTAGAGTTCTTTGAAAGTATGAATTCACAGCAGTTTACATCAGTTCAAAAATTCTTTGAAACGATGCCAAAGTTATCTCACGAGATCGAGGTATTCAATCCAAAGACTGAAGTAAAAAGTACAGTTACACTAGAGGGACTAGCAGCTTTTTTCGAGTAGCCCTATCCCACGATTCGATGATGAATCTGTATGAGACTAATTTTGCTTTGATGCAACATCATAAGTATAGTCTTACAGAACTTGAGAATATGATTCCGTGGGAAAGAGATGTTTATGTGAATTTGTTGATACGTTATCTTCGTGAAGAAGAAAGACGACAAAAACAACAAGACTTTCAAAACTCACCTCCTGGACAACAACTCTAATGGAAGGGGCAAGACCGCTAAACATACGAAAGTTTATTCCTGAGAAAGTAGGCACTGCAAAAAATCCTGTACAAGGATTTACATTTGCCATCAACAGGATGGGTTTTGTCGTGGAAGATATTGGAGCAATATTTGCTGATATGCACAATCAGAGGTTGGCATATTGGAAAGATCAGAATGACGAAGCAAATTTACAGAAAGATAAAGATACTGAGAATAAGTTAGAATCAGACACAGAAAAAGCAGTAGAGTCAGAATCTAAAAAAAGTGGAGTTGCTAAAAATGCAACTAAATGGTTGAATAAATTGTTGCAACCTTTTAAATGGATTGCTATGAAGGTAGGAACGTGGTTTCTACTAGATTTACTATCAAATCCTAAATTTAAAGGTATTCTTGATTTTAGTTTACCTTTAATAGGTAAATGGTTGGGTAGTGTTTATAAGATATTGAATACAGGTGTCAACTGGATAATGGAGGCATTTGGTGAAAAGAGTTTAATAATGGGTGCACTTAAGATCATTGGTGGTCTTGGTGCCTTTTTTGTTGCGACTAGAGTATTGCAACCTTGGAAATTAATAGGTGATTATCAAAGTTTAGTTAAGTTTTACAAGAACACTGTAGGAAAAACTTCTTGGGGTAAAAAATTAAAGAGAGCACAAAATATCAAGAAACTTAGAAATGAGAGAATGAAACGAGTCAAAAGATTCGGTAATATGAGAAATAGAATAAGAGCAAGAAGAACAAGAATGTTACGACTTAAACGTCTTACTAGAGTCAAGGCGGGTAGGTTTATGCAGGGTAAAGCAACTGGTTTCCTTTCTAAAGGTATGCCATTCTTAGCGGGTGCTACTGCTACAATTACAAGATTGCAATCAGGAGACTCAGCTCAGAAAGCGATTGGTGGTGGTATTGGTGCTGCTGTGGGTGGTGCAGCGTTGACTGCATTGTTAACACCGATACTAGGTCCTTTTGGTCCTATTGTTGGTAACTTGTTAGGTGGATTTCTAGGAGATAAGATTGGTGCATTTGTAGGTGATGCTATAACACCTATCATAAAACCTATAAAGAAATTCATAGGTGAGATTATGATGCCTTTATGGAAGGCATATCTTACACCTTTGATTGACTCTGTTAGAGATATGATAGATGCACTCGTTCCAGCGTTAAAAACTGTGTGGAATATGTTGAAACCAGTAGCAGAAGCAGCAGTTAAGAAAGTAAATGAGTTTTTAAATTCACCAGGTCTAAAGGCAGTATTTGAGAAACTAATGTATCTTATTAATCTTGGTCAAAATGTTGTAGGAGGTACAGTTAATTACTTCCAAAGAACATTTGGATCAGAAGAATCTAAGGCATCTGCACAATTAGTTAATGAAACCGAGGATGTAAAACGTTTACGTAAACAAGTTGCTGACCTTAAGAAAAAGAAAGCTGAGGAAGGTGGTAGTAAGAGAAGTATATGGACAGGAGTTGATGGTGTTATTAAAACCAGTAATGGTGCACCAGGTATGAATATAATGAACGGTCACAGACATCCATTTGGTTCTACTATTGATGAAAAGATAGATCACTGGACAAATGTTCTTATTCCTTATGCTGAACAGAAAGCAAAAGATGCACAAGAATTAGTTAATAGTCTTGAAGATGGTGGAGGACCGCTAGAGAAGAATGTAACTGTTTCCAATACAAAGATTTTCCCATTACCTATGGGAAGATACGCAGGACAACCAGGTCAACGTTATGGTGCACCACGTAGTTATGGTGCACATACAGGTATTGACTTAACAGAGAAACCTCCATTTGGTGCTGACCCTGCTATTGATGTTGTTGCTCTAACTGGTGGTCAAGTATTGAAAGAGAAATATGATAACACTTTAAATTATATGGCAGGGTTAATGATAAGAAGTGCAGATGGATTTGATCACAGATATTTGCATATGTTACCATCAGTCGCAGTTGGTGATCATATCAAAGCAGGACAGAAGATAGGAAACCTTGTTGATATGAGTAAAATTGGTAGAGATATCAACGATACACATTTACATTTTGATGTTTATAAGATGGGTACCAGTGAGCATTTAGATCCTACAAAGATATATCCTGGTCTATTTGGTACACCTAACGCACCTATTGAAACATTGCCACCCGATAAACTAAATAACACCAGTGCTGAAATGAAAAATAGATCCGAAGCACTCGCTGGTGAAGAGTTGACAAGTGGTGTACAAACGATAGTTGTTATGCAACCTTTGGTTAAATCTAAGAAAGAAGTACAGGTCATACGTGAAGGTACTCCAGTTCTTTCTAAAACATCCTCAGTAGGTCTTGTATAAATGGCAGTATCTAAGATTAGGTTTTATAAAAATGTAACTCCACCGACAGGTAGGATAAATGCAAAGAGCTTTAAAGTAACTGTAAAGGCAGTTAACTCTTTGGGTGCTACTGTCAATAGTCTTGGTGTTGTTGTAAAATCTCTACGAGATGGTATGGTCGCAGAGATGGAGGATGCTAGAAAAGCAGCAGCATTAGCAAGAGATAAAGCAAGAGAGAATAGAATAGAAGCAATAACAAGTAACGCACAGAAGATAGTTGGTAATATTGCTAAAGCTAGTATTGGTTTCCTTGGTCATCTATGGAAACTCTTTAAGAATTTAATTGTATTCAGTGCTTTGCAATGGTTGAGTGATCCTAAGAATCAAGCAAATCTCCAGAGAACATTTGATCGTGTTGGTAAATTTTTTAAGTGGATGTTTACAACATTTACAAGACTTGTTGATTGGATAGGAAAAACGTGGGATCAAACATTTGGTGAAAAAAGTAATTGGTGGGATCGACTGAAAGGTGCTGCTAAATTAATGGGTGCTGCATCAGCAGCATTGTTAGGACTAAGTTTCTTAACAAGTCCAATAGCAACTGTCAAAGCGTTCTCGTCAATGTTATCCCTTGTAGGAAAGGGTATAATGAATATGGCGAAGTTCTTAGGTGGTAATATTGTAGGACAGTTGGGTCTTGGTGCAATAGCTGGTGTTGCTTCGTATAACGATATAATGAGTGATGAATCTATAGATGAAGAAGATAGACAGTCAGCAGCGATAGGTGGGGGAGTCGGAGCAGGAGTTGGTGCAACTGGTGGAGCTATGATAGGTAATCAGATAGCAGGTCCTATAGGTGGTGCTATCGGTGGTGCTTTAGGTGGTTTCCTTGGTAAAAACGTAGGTAAGTTTTTAGGACCTATAGCAAAAGATTTCTTCAATACTGTAAAAGAAGTATTTGGTAAGATAATGGCGTTTGTTAAGAAGATATTTGATCCAGTAATGAAAGCATTTAAGGATATGTTTGTGGCAATGGGACCTGTGATTGATAACATTACAAAATTTATAAAACCACATCTACCAGTGTTAATGAACATAGCAGAACAGATGGGTAAAATTGTTCTCGGACCTTTGATATTGTTATTCAAAGGTATTACAGCATTACTTAAGATGGTGCCAAGCACTGACGTTACACCAACAGGTGATGGTGATAATGTAAAACAAATGTCAGCTGGGGGATGGATATCAGGTCCGATGAGTGGTTATCCTGTATCACTCAATGGAACACAGGTTGATTTCATAGGTCACGGTGTAGAGTATGTTGCAAAACGTTCATCTGGTGGATTTGTTATCCCGTTTGATACGCCACACACCCGTATGAATCCTGGTTTGACTGCATCACGTATGCAACAAGCATCATCTATGGGATTTAAGATGCCACAATTTAGTGATGGTGGGCAGATAGCACCTACTATGGCAAGGACTGTTCATCTTGGAAATATTCCTGAGCTCTCTACAGGTGGTATGTTCAAAGCAATGAAGAGTCTCGTTGGACGTGTTGCTGACAAGGTAGAACCTGTCATTATGTCACATCCAGTGATCAATGCAGTTGCACCTATATTCCAAGCAGTCAGCCCAGATCCTAAAGAAGTTGGCAAACTATTACAAGCAGCATATGGTAAAGTAAAAACAGCAGCATCTAAAGCATCAGGTGCAAATATGAAAGATTCTATACAAACAATCGTTGCAGATGCTATGGTATTGCCTGACTCTAAGACAATTATTGATGATGGTGCACCATCAATGCCAATAGTACAAGAAAGTCCACGTAATCCTGCTACGGATTACCTATTCAGTAGATTTGGTCGAAGTGCTGAAGGATCTGCACCACTCAGTAGTTTATAATGTCTGACGCACAACCCAAAGGATATAAATTAACTAAGTTTAACCTCATTATGCTAGATGATGGGGACAATACTACTATGACTGATGATATATCACCAGAGAAAGGTAGTGTTCTAGATATTCGTAATATATGTTCTGGTTGGAGATACTTTGAATCTATTGATGTTCCTTCTCTTAGAATGGAATTTGCTATATTAGATACTAAAGATATTATCAGTGGTATGACTGGTAATGAACTTATTGAGATAGAAATAGAAAGTGATTGCTCACCTGGTTTACCACTTTCCATCAGTCAAAGAATTTTTAAAATAGGTGCCGTAACTAAATCTGAAAGAGCACAAGCATATGTTCTCTTCACTGTATCACCAGAGATGATGAACAATGAAAGTAACAAGGTGTTTAAAGTATTCAGAGAGAATAGTGGATCATCACACGTTAAAAGTATATTAAAAGATCATCTTAAATCAAGTGGTAAAACATATTCTTTTGAGCCATCTAAGGGTAACTTTAATTTTATTTCACCCAGTTGGAGACCATTTGATGCTATATCATACATTCAAGATAAGATCGTAAGTGAAGAGACACAGACAGCTGGATATACTTTTTATGAAAACAAACACGGTTATTATTTTCATACATTAGATTGGCACTGCTCTGATAAAAATCCTACAAAAGAAAATCACCCAGTATACACATACGAACAAGCAAACGTGGGTGATAGCACAGATAACACATATAAGATTGAAAGTATAAACTTTCCCGACAGGGCTAACCATCTTGAAAAAATGAGAACAGGTGCCTATAGTAATACTGTGATTGGTATAAAATTACCAGCACTAACATCAGGAAATTTACCATCATCTTCTAGTGAAGATGAAAGTAAAAGTGCTGGATCTATCAATCCACCGTTACATATGGGTCTCAATTCTGTGTTTGGGATTGCTAAAGAAGCGGGTGCTATTTTAAACGATCAGTTTCCTTATCCTAAGATAAAGCCTAAATACTTTGAGGATAGTAATCCTACACGTACTAAGATTCGTGCCTTACCAGGTATGAAAGATTCTAAGAATGACAAAGATTCTACAGGGTCTGCTGGTAATATGGACTATGATACTATTAGTGCGTCAGCATATAGTTACTCTCGTTGGCAACTATTAAATGCTATTTCACTTGACATTACTGTACCTGGTAATGTAGGATTGTATGTAGGAATGATTATTGAATGTTTGATTCCATCTTCTTCTAAAGAAGAAAATAGAACTGTACCAGATCCAATTTATTCTGGTCTCTATCTAGTAACAGGTTTAGAACATTCTTACACACGTGAAGGAATAACCACGTTTTTGAAGCTATCTAAAGACTCAGTTCAAACACCTAACTAATATGAAAACAATAGAAGATCACATCAAAAAAGATCAAAAGATCGTTGACGACCCCACTACAAGTCCTGCTGCACGCAGACACTATAAGGAAGAGTTACACGAGTTAGAAGTCTATGCACAGCATCACAAAGATGAGATTGAAGCAGGAGATCATCACGACCCTAATGCTTTAGAATTATTCTGCGATATGCACCCAGATGAACCAGAATGTTTGGTTTATGACGACTAAATAATAATAACTTAAACTTATATTATGAGTGCAGTACAATCCTTCATTGCTGGAGGACACATAGATGAGGACATCGTTGATGGAGTTATGGAATTCTACAATGACTGTACCTACTTAGATAAAGTAAAAGGTGAGTACTCTGGTGGAGTAGATCCTATAATTAAAAACTCAACAGATATGGCGGTTCCTTCATTCATAAAGGATCCACGTATCGTCAAATATCTTGATGCTATTCAAGGTGCTATCACACTATACATTGATCAGTATCCTTGGGCATCGATGGCAGATTTGGAAGTAATAGAACCATTTAATATTCAACATTACAAACCTGGTGAAGCATTCTCTCAACCTCATACTGAGAGAGTAGGATCAAATAAAACTACATCCTTTAGACACTTAGTCTGGATGACGTATCTAAACAATGTAGAAGAGGGTGGAGAAACCCAGTGGGTACACCAAGACCTGTCAATGAAACCTGAAAAAGGGTTGACTTTGTTATGGCCGTGTGATTGGACTCACGTTCATCACGGAGTTCCTGCTCCTAAAGAGGATAAATACATAGTAACAGGATGGATTTCTTATAGTTAATCGTGGCACGTATTGATGTAATCGGAAAAACTGACGTAATGGGTAGGGACGGATTCACCTGGTGGGTGGGTGAAGTCGAATCCATTAAAGATCCCCAAAAGATTGGTAGGGTCAAAGTTCGTATTGTCGGTTGGTATACAGGTCACGGAGAAGTAGCATATAAAGATGACATCCCAACAGATGCACTACCGTGGTCATCTGTTTTATTACCTACAGACCAAGCGGGTATCAAGAATACTGGTACTTCGACTCAGTTACAAGTAGGTGCTACGGTTCTTGGTTTCTTCCTTGATGGTGAAGAAGCACAGTTACCTGTTGTTATGGGGTCGATACACGGTATGAGAAACCTCAGTGACTCAAAGAGTTCTGATGGAGATCCAGAAACAGGTGAACAAATATCTGCTACAGTAGTTGCTGATAGTAAAGAAGCACTAACAGATGAGGAAATGAATCCTCAATCTAAAGCAATTACAGGAGAGACAGTTCATAGTGGTAATCAGTTTACTGTCATTGGTGGAGATACACCTGGCGATGAACAAGGTGGTGAAGAAAAATCACGTGGTGTCATTTCGATTCTTGAACAAATGTCACCAGGTCATTATGCTACCAACCCACTAAAAATACCAGCAGAAGCATTTGGTATTGCTGATGGTATTGGAGGTCCTACAGGAGAAGGGTTTGATAAAGACCTTGATAGAATGCTTACCGAATTAGGTAATCTCAGTGGTTCACTAGCACAAGGTAGAGATGGTAATCTCGTTTCTCTCATTACAGGTAAAAAAGTTAAGAACGACATCATAGTAACCAGTTTGGCAAAAGTCAAACAGTTTGTTGCTAACTCCATCACTGGTGTAATGTCATCTTTGAAGCAGTTACTAGCAGAACAAATCTCTGCATTGATAGGTGGTGTAACATCTGCACTCTCTAGTATTGCTCCACTTGGTATCATTAGTAAGTTGTTATCACTTGCAAGTAAGATAACAGCACTGTTCTGTAACTTTGAAGCAAGTTATATTCTAGGTGCTATTAACGGTGCTATCAATAATATAGATTCATTTGCTGATTCAATCGCAAGTAATATAGTAGATAAAGTTATCGGTGGTATCGCTGATAAAGTAAACGATACAGTAAACGCTGTTATAGGAAAGATTCAAGGTGCTATTGGAAAAGTAGCAGGAGTAGCACAGAAGGTAAGTGCTGCTATCGCAGTTGCTAAAAATATTGCAGGAGTAGCAAGAAAAGTTGTTGGTGCATTAAAATCACTCTTTGCATTTGATTTCTCTAAGATTAACTGGGGTTCATTAATAAGCATCATCATCGGTATTATCACATCACTGTTTGGTAATAAAGATTGTGGACGAAGTTTATCGCCACCGAAACAAAAGTTCTGGTTGCCTTTGTTTGGTACAAGTGAGTGTGCTTCAGTTCCAGAATATTTACAACAAGAAATAGAAATTAACACAGGTACATATGGTACTGATGGTGGATACACTGGATCAAAAACTAAAGGAGATTATTTCTCTGATTTGATGCAGGGTATTGATTCGTATGCAACACAGGTAACAACATTTTTAAATGGTGCTGCTGTCATACAGGATAATACAAAAGGAAAAGAAAAAACTATTGTTACACACGCTGGTGGTCAGACTACGATTGCTACTGCGATGGGTGATCAACATCTTAATATGCCTGGTAATAATACTGCAATTATTGGTGGTGATGACTGTTGTGCTGTTAAAGGTAATAAGACTGTAACTATTGAGGGTGATTACACTCTTAAAGTTATGGGTAACTTCAACGTTGAAGTATTAGGAACTAGAACAGAACATATATCACAAGGTGTTGGAACTGATGATAGTGGCAATCCAAATTCACAACAACAGAAAGCGTCAACAACATACTCCTCTGATTATGACTTAGCAATAGAAGGTGATTGGAAAACACAAACAGCAAACACAACAGTAAATGCTGTAAACAACTTAGATCTCAATGCTACTGCAACAACAGTTAAGTCCGCATCATTAATGAATTCAATCTCTGGTGAGATTATTAACGAATGTCAATGGAAGACAGAATTTATTGCTAATGCACACTTTGTTATGATTGCAACAATGAATCCATTACCAGCAATCACAGGTAGACTTTCTATTATAAAAGGACCTGATATCACCATATGTGGAACAGGTATTGGTCTATCACCAATGCCAGCAGCACATATTCGTATTGCAGAAACAGGTGCAAAAGGTGGTGGTATGTTAGATACAGTAGTAGGTGCAAAAGGTGGACATATGACAGTGGTTACTGCTGCAAAAGGAGTTATCGGAGAACTAGCAGCTGGACCTGGTGGTGGTATTGTAAACGTAGTTCCAGTAGGACAAGCAAGATATAACGTTGGAGCAGGAAAAATGGTTGTAGGGTGTGCAGGAGGACCAACTCAAATAATAGGACTACCCATTTTCTTAAATTGATGTTATACTTAGTTTATGAAAAACAACTATCTCGTTAGACTTCGTAGACCTCGTGCCAGTTCACCTTTGGAATGGGTGGTGGACAACGCTGCTGACAAAAACGAAGCAATTCAAATTGCTGAAAACTCAACAGGTTTTACAGCAATATCTTGTGTACCTTTAATGGGACGATAGAATGAAAGAACCAGAAGGCGGTGAGATTTTACATTGTCTTAACGCTGAATCATTTATTTTTCTTATGGAAACTACATACAACATACACAATGAGTGGTTAACATATGTTTGGATCAACATTAGAACCAGAACACTTTCCCTTCAGACCGATGATGGGAATATTGAAAAAGTTAGGTTTAGTTGGGACGAAGATGGAGCAAAAGGATTTGCAGAGGTAGTATCAGTGATTAAAGAAATTATGCCCGAAGATATGAGGTGTTTTGTTTTATGAATAGATTATCATCACAAGAAGCAATAGAGAATATTGCTTTCACATTAAAATTAGCAGCAAGGGGTACACCTTTTGTTGTAGAAACTCCCGATGGAAATGTTCTTATCACACCTGTAGCAAATACACAGGCAGCAGAAGTTGATGAAGCATTACGAGAAAAAGAGAAAGCAGCAATGTATCATCAAGGACCTTTACCTACATCTGGTATTGGAGGTCTACCACCACAAACTGATGTCGCAAACTTTGCGTCAGATTTAACAAGAGAGGCAATGAATGATCTATGATAGACAAAAATCATTTTATAAAATGTTTACTTCATAAGTGGGATAACCTACACCAAGCACAGTGTCAACCAAATCAGTTTGCACACGTACATTATGATTGGTTTTTAAATCACGATGGTATTTTATCATCTAAACAGTGGTATCATTGGAACGGTGAAACATATAGAGAAAGAACTCATTGGTTGTCTCAATATCCTGGTGAAGATAAACTTCAACTTTTAATTGTTGAAAGTAATATTACAATAGAATTTACTGAATCTGAAGCAGGAGTATATGTTGGTAAGACAGATGGTCAGGTAGATCATAACGGTATAAAGGTTGAGTCTAGAATTTCATTAGACTCAGAAACATTTACTTCTTTGGACAAAGGAGTAGATGGAAGTGGTAAAGTCAAATGGGGTGTTGTACCTTCTCCATTTATTTTTAAGCATACATAATTCAGATCAATGGATCAATTTTCCAATATGCTGGTACATCACTGGCATAATTTGAAGCAAGCACAATTAGCACCCGCTAGTTTTGCATATGTACATTACCTATGGTATTGGGAAAACGGTGTTCTACATACAAAGCAATGGTATGACTATCAAGGTCAATCACAACCCTACAGAGCAAGAACACATAAACTAATAGAAACAGAAACTTCTATCATCTTAGAAACATATAACGGTGATGAGAAGTCAGCAGACACTATCTGGACACAAACACCTGATGGTTGGGTAGGTCAAACTGAAAAGGGATGGATAAGCAAAGAGGGTGTTGAAATAGATACGCAAGCAAAACTTACTAAAGATGAGTTTATTACGTCAGATAAAGGACGTAAAGATGGACAGTTGCTCTGGGGTTCTGAAAAAGGTCCTTTTAGGTTTACAAAATGTATAAGGTAACATCAGACTATCACATTCTAAAGAATGTAGGATGTGTACAAATGTGGTTCATTAATGGACTACCATTTACTTTTGAGGAAATTGATAATCCAGATATAGATCTTATAGAAGCGTGTCAGGAAGTTCACGAATACACGTTAGAAGAACTTTATCACATAAGTCAGTATCTTATTATGGAAGAATGTCATCCTCTTGTGTTTGAGATAAATGACCTGTTAGAAGGTGTACAAGATGAAGACATTCCATATTAAATATGTTATGATATATAAGTTATTTGAACACTATGAGAGACACACTTATTAAAGCATTACTGGCACACGCTAATGGTGATATGCAAAAACATATTGCTAACGTGGAAGTATATTTGAACAATTCTGCTGGTATTGGAGAACATTCTAACGTTGTAGAAGCGATAGAAGGTGAATTAGATATGATTGCAAAGTACCACGATCAGATCGAAGTCATCAAAAAATATTTTACCAAGAAAGAAGTGATATAAATAAAACTGTATTAAATAACGCTTGAGTACGTGGGAACAAAAAGAATTTCACAATTAGATACTCTAGCAGATGCTGTATTGACAGGAGAAGCAATTCTTCCAGTCGTTATATCAGACCCACTGATTCCTAACAGGAAAGCGAAGATCAATCAGATTTTCAAAGGAGTTGGAGCAGGATCCCAGTCACAACCAGGATTATGTTTCGATTTGGATAGGGACACAGGTTTATATCAAGACGCATATAATGAGTTAGGTATTGCTTTCGGTACATCTAGTATGTACTATAAGAAGCAAAATAACGCTGACGGATCTGCTACGATACGAATGATTGCGGGTGACACAACGTCATCTAACGTAAACATAGATATGAGACCACAGGGATCTGGAAAGTTCCTTGTCAACGGACCTGCTGAATTTCAGGATGTCAGTTTCTTCTTAGCAGACGATCAGAACCCTGATAAGAAAGCAAAGTTTGAAATATCTGGTGTATCTACTGGTGCTGGAATTAGATCTTTTGCTCTACCAAGTACAGGAAGTTTCACATCTACAACTCTTGTGGGTAATGACACTTCACAAACGTTAAGTAACAAGACTATCATCATACAAGATGGTAACTTACAAATTGTCGGATCATCAAATGCTGGTAAGATAGCACTGTTTGAAACTGACTCTTGGGAAGCACCTGTTACGCATATCTATAGATTGCCTGACTATGGTACTTCAGCAGGACAGTCAACGCTGATTGATACGATAACAGAACAGAATATAACTAATAAGAACTTAATTAATCCCTCAATATCTAATATTGAATCGGGTGATCCAGATAATCCTACACCAAAGGTCACTTTCCAATCTGGAGATGTTACTTCAAACCGTATTGTTACTTTCCCTGACCAGTCTCTGACTGTTGCAGGAACTGAAGCAACACAGGTATTTAAGAACAAAGAGTATGCAGATCCTAGATTTGCAGATGGCACTGACGTTACTAAACGTATTCAGTTCGATTTGTCGGACATTAGTGCTACTACATTATTAAAGTTCGCTTTTCCAGCAACTAACCTTAATGTTGAACTTAATGACATTAATAAAGTTGTAACAGAAAAAGCACAACAAGTCTTTGAGAATAAGTCTGCTGTTGAATTCCAGTTAATTGATAGTACGAATGATCAAAACAAGGTTAATTTCGCCCTAGATAATATAACAGGAACTAAAACCATTAGATTCCCCAACTCAGACGCAACTCTCTTATCAACTGATAACGTTGGAACATTAGCGATTAGTTTCGGTGGTTCCATCGCTGCTCCTGACTTTGGTGGCAGACTCAGACTACAAAATCATTTCGCAGGACTCTGGTAAAACAAAATGACAGCAGGAAAACTAGCTGCTTTAGCCCCCGCAGCAACTACAGCATCAGTCCTTTATTCTACAGACGTTGACACTACAGCAACTACGGTGTTACAAGTCGCAGATAGAGGTAACAGTGCTACAACATATCGTATTGGTCACAAAGACTATACACAAGAATTAACAATGGATGCTAACACGTACAAGTTTGCACGTGGTAATCCAGTATCATCATATAAAATAGAAATTGCACCTGGTGTAAGTAGAGGAACAGTCACACCTGGTTTAGAAATTGTCAGTTCAGACAAAGCAAAGAGTGCAAAGTTATTTGACGCAGTTATATCTACTGCAACTATCACAAACTACGTTAAGGTTCTAACAACCACATCAGTTCAATGTAACGTTGCTGGTGCAGTTGGAACTTTCCAAGGTGGTGAAACTGTTACTGGTGGAACATCTAGTTTTTCTGCAACATTTAGAGGTCTTGGTACTGCATCTATGACAATAGAAGCAGCAGACATTGGCACAGGTGTAACCAACCTTAAGTTTTCTGATGGAGTTAGTGCTGCTAACGCATCATACTTTGTTTTATCAGATGGAACTGCTAACGCTGAAGTCCTGCTCAGTGGTACACCAGTTTTCTATAGTGGTACAACAGGTGGAGCAAACGTTCCTGTGACAAGAGCACAATGGGGTACAAGTGCTGCTGCTCACAAACCAGGTCAATACGTAAGTTTATTTACAGAAGCAACTACAACTACAACTATAAACGAAGGTGCACCATTCGCTGCTGGTGACACAACATTATCAGTCACAGATGGAACTGCTGTTGTATCTGGATCATTGATCCGTGTTAACAACGAGGTTTTACAGGTAACTAACGTTACTGGTAATGACCTTACAGTTACAAGAGCACAGTGGGGAACTACAGATGCACAACACGCTGATGGTTCAACAGTCACACCATTGACACAAGGACAACAGGTTCAGATTCAGTGGTTTGATGGTGCAGAGCAACTTACAGGTGGTACAACAAACGCAACTGTAGATACACAATTCAGTCCTACATCAAGTGCATTGTACATCACAGGTTTTGCGTGGGGTACAGTCGCTGGAAGAGAACTTGATCCCTCTGGTTTCTCAATGGATGTTGATCGTACCTATCTCTTTGATCAGTCTGACTCAACTAACACAGGTTTACCATTAAGATTCTCTGATATACAGGAAGGTACAGGTGCAACACCTACTGCTGGTACTGAATATACAACAGGTGTTACTAAAACTGGTACTGCTGGTTCAAACGGAACGATTCAAATAGTTCCAACATCTACCACACCAAACCCTCTATATTATTATGCTGAAGGTACTGCATCTACAGCATCAGTTACTAACTATTCACAGTCAATCACTGTTGTTCAAGATCCATTATTTACAGAGATACTTGTTTACGATCCAAAAGGTACTTGGGTCACTGGTGATACATTCTTAATTGGTACATCTACACTGACTGTTGGTACAGTCACAGGTGGTAAGTATGGTTATGTTGCAAAGTATAGTGACACGAAACTCTATGTAACATTAGGTGCTGGTTCTGCTGCATTTGCAGGGTCGGACACATTTGTTGATACACCAACTGCACAAGGAGCAGATAGAACAACTGCAACAGTTTCTTCTGTTACTGGTGCAACCGATCTTCTTACTGAGGATTACATTTACTATGATTATGCTTTAGGTGCCAATGGTACTAATGAGCATAAAGGTGTTGTGATAGGTCCTAACTCACATTTAATTGTATATGCTGGATCTGCAAACTTATCATTCCAAGTTAATGGTTTTGAAAATACTGTAAGTGACTACGACACAGTACACTATAATCAGACTGACGCATCTGCTGCTGGTGGACAAGGTGGTGCTCAAAACCCCAACCCATAACGACATCTAAATAGAAACAAGAGGATACTAGAGAATGGCATTAACCCGTCTAAAGAATATTATTACATCAAGGACAGGTCGTATTATATACGTCAACCCTGATGACTTTGACGCATCCGATGCTTATGATAACCGAGGTAACTCGGCATTAAGACCATTCAAGACATTGCAACGAGCATTTCTTGAAGTGGCTAGATTCTCTTATCGTGTTGGTCTTTCTAATGACGAATTTGACGCATTTAGTATATACCTATATCCATCAGAATACGTTTTAGATAACAGACCAGGTAGTGCATTATATGGTGACATCACACCATTTGATGAGAATACAAACTTTGATTTAACTTCACCTAACAATATCCTATACAAATTCAACTCTGTTAACGGTGGTATTATCTGCCCAAGGGGTGTTTCTGTTGTTGGATCTGACCTTAGAAGAACTAAGATCATACCAAAGTATGTACCATATCCTACACTACAAGCATCACTTGGTATCACATCAGCTAACGAACCTACTACGTCTGCAATCTTCAGATTGACTGGTGGTTGTTATTTTTGGCAGATGTCATTCTTTGATGGAGATAACAACGGTGTTTACTATCGTCCTGACGTTGTAGATACAGTTGCACCAAACTTCTCTCACCATAAAATAACTTGCTTTGAATATGCAAATAGTGCTGACTTGGATCTTTATTACCAGAAGATTTCAAAAGCATACGCTACAATCCCAGATTCCTCTGGAACTATAGCACAAGACCAATTACAAGCAAGAGTTGAAGAAAACCGTATTGTAGGTCCTATTTCAGATGAATTTAGAGTATCCCAAATCATACGTAATGGACAGACAGCAACAGCGTTTACTGTGGATATCCAGGATAATCCTGTTAACCACGGTTTCTCTGTGGGTGTTGCTGTTAATATCTCTGGTGTAACAGGTCCAACAGAGGCAGATTCCAATTTATATAATGGATCATTCCTCGTTACCTCTGCACAGGGAAACCAGTTTACGTATCAAATGAGTTCGGAACCTAGTGGTAATGCCATAGGTTCTAACGTCTTAGTTAAAGTTGAGATCGACACTGTTGACTCAGCATCACCATATGTGTTCAACTGTTCACTCCGTTCTGTATGGGGAATCAACGGTATGCACGCAGATGGAGCACTTGCCACTGGTTTCAAATCAATGGTTGTGGCACAGTTTACTGGTATATCACTGCAAAAAGATGACCGTGCTTTCGTTTTATATAACCCATCAACAGGTAACTATGAAGCACAAGCAGCAGGGTCAGGTGCACATATCAATGGACTATGTAAATATAGAAAAGGTTGGAGACATAGACATATATTCGCATCAAACGATGCTTTCATTCAGGTCGTTTCTGTGTTCGCTGTTGGATTTGGTGATCACTTCTTTAGTAAGAGTGGTGGTGACTTATCAATTACCAACTCTAACTCAAACTTTGGTAACACCTCACTTAGAAGTACAGGATTTAAGTCTGCATCATTTACAAAAGACAAAGCAGGACAGATAACACATATAATACCACCAAAAGATATTTCAGACGTACCAGAGATCTCTATTAACTGGGTTACTTTAGATATTTCTAAGATAAGAGCAGCAGCAGACCCAACAAAACTATTCTTGTATGGATATACAAATCAAAATGCAAAACCACCCTCAAAGATACAGGGTTATACTGTTGGAGCAAGAAGAGACTCACCCACGTTACCAGATAAAGTTAACGTATTGTTAATAGCAGCAGGAGCAAGTGCACCTACAACACACTCTGCAAAAATAGATCCATCAGGTGCTACAGTCACAGGTACATCACCTGGTGACGATGAATCACCATTGAAGTATGATACAAACCAATCAAACTGGTATATACAGGTTGATAGTGCAAACAACGACATATATACAACTTTGATTGCAAACAGTCAATATCAAAACCTAGGATTTACACCTACTACATTCATCCGAAGAGTACCCGACGCAAGAGACCTTAAGGATAGAATTTATAGATTTAGATATGTTCTTGATAAGGATGCTTTCCCTATACCTAGAGAACCTATCACTGGTTTCGTTGTACAACCTAGATCATCAGAAACAAACTCACCAGCATTTGATAAAACATATTACATCTATGAAGTAGAAGTATATCAAGCATTTGAACGTGGTACAGCAGATGGTATCTATTATCTAACTATACTTAATGCTTCAGTATCACCATCTACATCTAACTTTGATGACTTTGCGTTTTCACAGTATGCAGTGGATGTTTATCCTACATTTGATAGAGACAATCCAGTTGCTGACCCTGCACCAGCAGTATCAGTCGCTGACAATGATGTTCTTGGTAAAGTTACAACGACTGACGGTGCATCACCTACACCTAATGAAGATACAAAACTATCAATTAGTAAAGAGACTGCACAGTTCTTCTTATTAGAACAAGAAAATAATTTAGGATATAATACTACATCTAATACCCTTAACAGTATTGTTGTTACAGCAAGATTAGGTGATGAAGAAGAAAGAAAGATTGCACTAAAATTAAACGTAGATAACTCAGTTGCACCTATATTATGTGAACTTAGACGTTACTCTATTCTTAGAGCATCAGGTCATACGTTTGAATATCTTGGATTTGGACCTGGAAACTACTCAACAGCGTTCCCATCTACACAGGTTGAAGTTCTAAGTGCTGAACAGGTCAGACTATCACAGTCGTTGAAAGAATCTGCTGGTGTTGCATATTACTCTGGTGTTAACTCTGACGGTGAACTATACGTTGGTAACCAGGTTATTAACCCGATTACTGGTCAGATTACCAACGAGGATATTGCACAGTTAAACGTTGTCGGTGAAGAGGGAACCACGATCCAAACATTTAGTGAAGTTGTTCTGACTGATAAACTGACTGTAATTGGTGGAGCATCCAACCAATTAGAATCTGTATTCTCAGGTCCAGTTACATTCCAGAAGAGAATTACTGCACAAGAAAATATACAAACAATTAAGTTGACGTATGCGAACGATGATGGAACCGTACTAAAGCAAACGTTCCTAGCAGAAGATGACGGTACAGGTCAACCAGATATTGATGCTGCATTGGCATTTAACGATGGTGATATTATCTATAACATTGATTGGAGTTATGGTCAGTCACTTGGTTGGATATATCAGACTGGTATCTGGTATAAGTTTGGACTGACTGATACAGGACCTATTACAGCACAAAGGTTCTCAGGTATAACACATTATGGTATTGGTATGGCACCTGATGCTTCCAATAGAATGAAGATCAGTGGTAATACTTTCATTGATGGTGACTTAGATGTTACTGGTAAGTATGGTGCTGCTGATAAATACAGTCTTGCTACTGGTATTGTTAACAACAACAATGGTGTTGTATATAACGGTAACGGTTCTACTACATCATTTGCTATATCACCTGGTCATAATCACTATTCTATTCTTGTATTCTTAAACGGTGTTGCTCAAATACCAGGTGTAGACTACACAGTTAGTGGTAATGCTGTTGATTTCTCAGTTGGAACGATCCCTGCAACAGGATCAGTGATCCACATTAGAGAGTTAGTTATCTAAATAGTCACATAGAAGAATTGAGGGCTTATGTCAACCCTAATTAATGGTAATAATATTAATGCTACGACTAGAGGTTTAGTTGAAGCGTGGTCTGTAACCGAACAAATCAATTTACCCCCACTTAATCAGTCACAGGTAAATGCGTTGGGTACCCCTGCATTTGGAACTGTAGTGTATAACACTACGGAAGATATGGCACAGATATACAAACAAGATGCTGCACAGGGTAATCCAGGTTGGTCTGACGTAGGTGGTGGAGGTCCTGCCATTGGTGAGAAATCTATAATTAGAACAAACGGTACAACAATAGCAGAGAATTTAACAGTAGGTCCTACAGCAAATGGTGGAGTACAATTCACTAATGGTTTTTCAGCAGGTCCAATTCAGATTAACTCAGGTTATACAGTTACTATTGAGCAAGATGCTTCTTGGATGATCATCGGTGACGACGACCTATCTTATGCACAGTTTGTTGACATCAGTTCTGGTCACGGTACATTTACAGGACAATTACATTATGGTGCTGTAAAAGAAACAGTCACATTCTATACGTCAAACGGAAATATAACACACGATTATCAAGTAAGTAGTAATATTTGGGTATCTAAGAATGGTGGTGGTAACTTCACATTAAGTTTAAATAACGTTCCTGCTGACTCAGGGCAGATGTCACACTGTAGAGTAATGATAAGAAACGAAGGTGGTAGTGGTTATCCAACTGGCATTAATATAAACGGAGAAGGTCATACGATATATTGGTTGAACAATAGCACACCTGGTATGGGTAATGGATATGGAGAGATAGAGTTCCAAATAGTAAGAGCAGTGTCGGCTAACAACAACTCTTGGACAGTATTTGGATACGAGAGGGACTTCGGTCCTTAAGGTTATAAATACTTTTTAGGAAATTATTTTTGATAATCAGGTAAAAAATGAGTACACTCAAAGTTGCATCTATTAGAGACCTGTCTGGAATTGGTGGTTTTACCCTAGCATCAGGTAATATCACTGCTAATGGTACCCTGACTGTTAGTAACTTGACTGTAAATGGAACAATGTCAGGTTCATCTGGTCAGATTGTACCAAGTGTATCTGGACAGTCAGGCAAATTCTTAACTACCAACGGTAGTTCAATGTCTTGGACATCGGTTTCATCAGAAAATATCCAATCTATGCAAGTTTGGACAGGTAACGGAACTTGGAACAGACCAAGTGGCGTTACATACATACACGTTCGCCTTAATGGTGGAGGTGGTGGTGGTGCTGGTCACGGAGAATCTGGAGGAGCAGGAGGATATTCAGAACGAGTAATGTCAGTTGCCAACATTTCTTCAGTTGGTATCACTATTGGTGGTGGTGGAGGAGGTACTTGGTACTTCAATAGAGGTGGAGATGGAGGATCATCTTCATTCGGTCCATATATGTCAGCTGGTGGTGGACACGGTGCTGCTAGAAATAACTCTCACTCAGGTGGTCTCGGAAGAAATGGTTCTGGTGGAGACATCAACATCTGGGGTGGTGGTGGACAATCACACGCTGCTCACGGTGGAGGAACAGGAGGACCTTCACACTTTGGTGGATCAGTAGCTGCTGGTTGGCCAAATGGAGGAAACTTCAGTCATAACCATCAAGATCACTCAGCATATGGTTCTGGTGGTTCAGGTGGTCACTTCAGTTCTTTCCGTGGTTCAAACGGTAAGTACGGTGTTGTTACAGTCATCAACTACAAGTAGGAGGTTATTATGAAAAAAGCGTTAGTAGATTTTACAGGTTACGTTGCTGACATCGTAGAACCAGGTGAGGAATATCAGTTATTCCTTGGTCGTGGTTGTTCACAGATGTGGGTAAATGCACCTGATGACATCAAAAATAGTTGGACACTAGAATGGAGTCCAGCAGCAAACGATATGATCTGGGTGGAGAGAGATGACTCTTATGCAGATCCACTTACAACTCGTAAAGTTGCATATGGTGAAATCGGTCAGCAATTAGATATGCTCTACAGAGATATCGCTGCTGGTAAAAACCTAAATGCTTCTGATGCAGAGTGGTTTCAGCACGTAAAGACAGTTAAAGAGAACACTACAAGACCTGGTGATGTTGAGGAACCAATGGACCCAACAATGACAGAGGAAGAAGTAGCAGAGTTTATGTCTGATGCAGTAGAACCAAGCACATCAAGACCAAATAAATTGAGTTCACAAGATAATCCTTGTTGGGAAAGATACTCAAATTGGGGTGGTACATACGAAGAATTATAGATTGACGATTGGTTAAAGTTGCTATATAATAGTGACGGTATTAATTAATTATGCAAGTAAATAATGTAGTGATAGTTGGGGGCGGTACCTCTGGTTGGATGACCTGTGCTGCTCTTTTAAAACTATGCCCTTGGGTTAATGTAGTATTAGTTGAGAGTGCAAAAAGCAAACCAGTAGGAGTTGGAGAATCAACTCTAGGACATTTTAACAAGTATTTAAGGGCATTGGATTTGGAAGATTCAGATTGGATGCCCTATTGTAATGCAACATATAAAAATAGTATTCAGTTTACAGATTTTGCTGATATAGGAAAGACATTTCAATATCCATTTGGTGAATATAATTTTAATCACGGAAATATAAATGGTATTGAAGATTGGTTTGATTTAAAAAAGAAATATCCAGAAGAATTTACAAACGATGATGAAGGTATATCATTTGCAAAGTATTGGAATACTGTCAACACAGAATTAGCATTAAAAAATAAAGAGTCAGATGCCTTTGGTGATTTTAATCCTGGTTCTGATAGAGCATATCATTTAGATGCAGAGAAGTTTGGTGAGTGGTTAAGAATTAATATATGTGAACCTTGGGCAGAAGTAGATCGGTTTACTCACGTCATAGGTGATGTACGAGGAATGGTGAAAGATGTAAAAAGAGGAGGTTCACCCGCAGCATCAAATAGAGAAATTAAACAATTAGCAGTAAGATTATCAGAGGATAAGAAAACAGTTGGTGTACAGGGTGATCTATTCATTGATTGCACAGGTTTCAAGGCAGCATTAATTGAAGGAATACACAATATAAATTTCAAACCATTTAAAGATATACTTGCTAACGACAAAGCATTTTTCGCAAGAGTTCCATATAACAATCAGGAAGAACGTGTAAAGTTAATGCACAATGTCACAGATTGCACAGCAGCACAGAACGGATGGTTCTGGAATATTCCATTATGGAATAGGATCGGAGTTGGGTATTGTTGGTCAAGTAGATTTGCATTAGAGACAGAGACAAGAGCAGAGTTTGAAAGATATATTGAAGAAGAGTTTGGTGCTGACTTAGAAGAAGTAGAGATAAAACTTATTGATATCAAGCACGGATATAGAGAAAAAGCGTGGGAACTTAATTGTGTTGCTATTGGTTTATCATATGGATTTGTTGAACCATTAGAGTCAACAGGATTATTAACCACACACGAAAATGTATTACGTCTGGTTGACATTTTAAACAGAAGACGAGGATATATAACCAACATCGAAAGACAGTGGTTCAATTATAATGTACAACGTGAGGTTATTGGATTCAGTAAGTTTGTTGCTATGCACTATGCTCTATCTACAAGAACAGACAATCCATATTGGAGGTGGTGTACACAACGTAATGATTATATGTTTGATGAATTTGATGGCAACATAAAAGTAAATGATAACTTTGAAAGAATGGGATCAATTCTTGATTTAGTTGAACCATTATCATCTAATATGAATGGTATGAATTATGTTGCAGCAGGGATGGGATTAAATTTAGGAAATAGAATACAACTTAATAATCAGGAACCTTTTGATATTTTAGATCAGGTTAAAGCAGATCGTAAAGAGTGGTTTGCTGAAGTAGAAAAATATGTAGAGGGATGCCCCTCACATTATCAGTATCTACTTGATAACGTTTATGGAGGTGTGGATGATGTTCAACTTCCTTAAAAAGAAAGAACAAAAACCTTGGATAAGATTCTTTTCATTAGAACCAGGTTTAGCAGAAAACTATCCATTAATACCAACAGCATCTATTCCACGTAAGTGGATGACCAAAGAACAAAGAAACACACATTGCCCTTTTATGGGAACTCAAAACGTTGCTAATTGTCCTGGTTTGAAATTGTTTACAAGAACAGGATATTGTGTTACAAGTCCTATGGATTTTAGAATTTGGACAGAGGGTGATGGTATCTCTTATAGATATGAACAGGTTACTACGTTTGCAAGGCATAGTAATTTTATTAGTGATCACCCACCTGATCAAGTAGTTCCATTAACTAGATCAAAATTTGATGAAAGTTTAGATGGACATTTAGCACACATTATCAAATTAGAAACACCTTGGAGGGTTAGAGCAAGTGATGACATTGTGTTTTTCCAACTCCCAGTCTATTGGAATAACGAAACTAGATTCGAGGCAGTTGCTGGCTTATATGACCCACGATATGCGATGCAGGTCAACGTACAACTGTTGTGGAAGGTGTTGGACTCAGGAGAAGACGGAACCCTCATCAAAGCAGGAACACCCCTAGCACAATTCATACCAATTCGTAGGAAAGAACTTGACAACAACTGGTATGATATGAAAATCGAAACAGCAACCCAAGAAGATTGGGATCTCGAAAACGCATTTAACTATTCGTTACGTGCAGAATACTCAACAGAGGACACTGTGAGTAGAAAAATTAAACGTGCCAAACGTGCCATCAAAGCACATACTGACGGAGTAAACCGATGACCATTAACGAACTTATACAAAATTTCCACTTACAAAAAGAGGAATTAGAAAAACAAATAGAAACCTTTGATAAGGATTTCAGTAACAAGAAACTCAACCCTTATGGTGTCACTACCATTGAGTTTCAAAAAAGATCTGATGCTTATAGTCAGCGTTCCAGGTTAGAAGGTGCCATTGATGCACTATTTTTGGTAAAACGTGATATTATGAAAGACGATTCAGATGTCGGGATGCCATCTTTTGAACTAGCAAATGATGACGATGACGAGATCGAAACAATCGGAAAAACATCAGGAGATTCGTAATGGGATTAAAGGAAGCAACTTGGGAACATCATAAAGCAGCAGAGAGACAAGAATTTGTTTCTAAGATGTTTAAAGGTGAACTATCAGACAAAGAGTATGCTACATTTTGCTATAACCAAATACTTCAATATCAAGCATTAGAAGTTACAGCAGATACGCACGGAGTAATAAGAGATATGCCTGATATTATAAGGCATCAACGAATAAACAAAGATTATTATGAACTGTGGGATGCAGATACCCCACCACCTGTTTTAAATGTTACAAAAGAATTTGTTGATTACATTTATGGTTTAAATGGAGACAAATGTAGATTGATGGCACACATCTATACAAGACATATGGGAGATTTGATGGGTGGACAGATGTTAAAGAAATGTACACCAGGTTCATCACAATGGCACACATTTGATGATCCAGATACATTAAAAATGAGGATCAGAGAAGAAATTGGGGAGTGTATGGGCAGTGAAAAAATTGTAGATGAAGTTAAAGTTGCATACGAGTTTGCTACCAAGACATTCGAGGAAATGCTGACCCTATGAAACTACCCAGATTAGATTATAATTTTCAACCACCAGTTATCAAAAATCTACCCTCTGAAGTGTCAAAGAAGATGAAGAAATATATGAAACGTATTGAAGAGAAACTAACTAAAGAGTATAAGAAACGATTTGATAACTGATGAAAGTTGTTGTCACTCCTGACCCACCAAAACCATTAGCGATTACACCTAATTATCTCTATAAATTAAATTATAATTTTGAATATGAGAGTGAGGGTTCGCTACAGTTTGATGTGGGTTCTATATTAGATAAGGCAGGGACAAACTCAAGAATAGAAAATGGTAATGCTTTCTCTACAGCATCACATTCATTAGAGAGTTATGCACCACATAACTGGGAATGTTTAGAGAAGTTTTTTTATATTATTCATCAACAAATTGTACCCATCTGGACATCTTGGGGATACTTCGATAATATGAGAATATATCCACGTGAGAGTTGGGTAAATATACACAAACGTGGTGGTTACACAGGTGAACATTTACATTCACCATCACCCTTGGTAATTTCTTGTTACTTGAAAGCACCGAAGGGGTCAGGTAATTTCTTAGTTAGAGACCCACTTGAATACCACAGGTTTGGTACACCCCAAGAACCAGCACAGAATATTTGGAAAGAGATACCAGTACAAACAAATGATGTATTGGTATTTCCTGGTTGGTTAAAACATAAAACTCAACCTAACAAAACCAACGAGGATAGAATAGTTCTATCGGTTAATTATGAAAGTCATTAACAACGTTATTCCTAAAAAGTATCAAGATCAAATAGAGAAGATGATGCTATCTCTTGAATTTGATTGGCATTTTCTTGATGACATAACTTATGCTCTCAATGGAGAGAATGACGATCCAAAAAGAGTAGAGTTCCCTGATGCCAAAGGATCACCAGGATTTGCTCATATGTTTTATCATAAACCTGATGGTGTGGACATAATGTCAAAGCATTATTTGTTTATATTACCATTGCTATTATCATTTGTAGAGGAAGATAATTTTGAGTTACTGAGGATTAAGGGTGGGTTGCTTTTACCTACTGGTATAGGTTATAATCAACCACATATCGATGCAGATGTACCACATAAAGTAGGATTATATTATGTCAATGAATCTGATGGCGATACTGTATTCTTTAACAAGAATAATCAGGTCGAGAAGAGAGTACAACCAAAGAAAGGTAGTGTTGTTATCTTTGATGGTTCTACCTATCACGCTAGTTCTTGCCCTTTATACCATAACAAGAGAGTGGTAATTAATTTTAATTATGTTTGAAGAAATAGTACCAACTATAGTAGTAGATAATTTCTTTGAGACACCTAGTCTTGTGTATGCTAACGCACAGCAACAGGAATATTTTACTTGTACTGAACACCCTAACAGAGGGTACTGGCCAGGTAAACGCAGTAGATTAATTAATGATACTGACCCTATATTTCACGAAATAATATGTAGTAAAATTATTAAGTATATTCCAGCATTTACTCATTTACATATAGCAGACGCAGCTTTTCATATTAGTACAGGAGAATGTAATAGTGGATGGATTCATACTGATGACGACCACCTAGGAATAGGTGCAGTTATTTACTTGAATAAAGAATACAAACAAGACACAGGAACAACAATATATGATGTACCTAAAGGTCCTCAAATGGAAGATTATGAAGAAGAGTTCCATAAGGCAATGGAAGCACAAGGTACAGAGGGTATTAGAGTATTTGATAAATATAAAGAGCAGTGCAACAGTTACTTTAATGAATCAATTAAGGTACAGGCACGCTATAATAGGTGTATCATATTTGATGGTAGAAAATATCACGGAGGTCAAAACTTCTATGGTACAAACTCATCTGATGCACGATTAACTATAGTATTCTTTGGTCAAGGACATTAATGGAAGTATTATCTGAAAATAAATTATATGTTATTCGCAATGCACTCTCACAAGAGACTTGTGAACAACTTAAAATAGAATATATGATGATTAAAGATGTTGTTGAATACTCATCACAAGGACCTACTAGCGACCCTATAATGCCAGGTGCCTTTGCAATGTATTCGCCAGTATGTTTTGAAGCAATGGGTCAAACAATCAAACCGATGGTAGAGGATACTGTTAAATGTAAATTATGGCAGACATTTAGTTACGCTAGAGTATATGTTAAGGGAACAAATTTAGTACGACACAGAGACAGAACAAGCGGTGAATGGGTTGCAAATGTGTGTATCACCAGAGACAATGTTGATTGGCCATTTTATATCGAACTAGAAGGTAAATCACATCAAATATTGTTGGAACAGGGCGATATGATTATCTTTAGGGGACATAAAGATTTTCATTGGAGACCCAAATATACAGGGGATCTACAGATCCAAGCATTTGTTTCTTATGTAGATCAAGAAGGAAAATATAAACAAAACAAATGGGATGGAAGACCGATGTTAGCAGCACCTTGGGAAGCAGCATCTAAAGAAATACAATATGAACAATCAATGATAAACTCATCCCCTTACTATACATAATGAAACTAACAGTTAACAATCCTTTTAAACAACATTCACTAGATCAGGATGTTATTATTTTTGAAGATGTAATACCAGAAGTATATCAAAACTGGTTGTTAGATTGCATCAATAATCCAGATTTAAGATGGCATAGAAAAGATAGAGCAATATCAGATTTATTTGAAAATGACCCTCGCAATGGATTTTGTAATTTCCATTATTTGTATGAAATAGAACAGGGAGAATTATCAACCTTATGTAACGCTTTTATGCCACTTGCATTACAATTTAGAGAAAAATTAAAAGCAGAATGTTTGTTAAGAATGAGAGTGAATTGCACTCCCGCTTGGTATAAAAATCAAGTACAATTACCACACGTTGACAGTTATGTTGATGACAGTTGGAATGTCATATATTATATGGATGACTCAAATGGCGACACAGTTATCTACAATCAGAGGACACAAGACCCTGATGATTATATAAAACAAGTTAAGGATGATAAGTGGTCAGTAAAGATGCAGATACCACCCAAGAAAGGCAGAGCAGTTGCCTTTAAGGGCGACCTGTTTCACAGTTCCACGCTACCAGTTGGAACCTACCGACCAGTAGTAAATTTAAACATCGCTTCAAAGCGACCTGACGACCCCTCTACAGCATACAAACCACAATGACATACAAAGTAACCGAAGGTGATGATTGGGTTCTCTACAGATCACCAGCAGTCGAACACGAGAGTCAAGAGATGATCGCCCAACTAGGTAGATCATATAGACAATTTAAACAGACATTTACAGGTTTTGATTCATCACTAACAAGTAGAGAGTTAACAGTTGGTTCTCTACCTGACATATTCAATGTAGAAGAACAGCACGAGAAGGATAAAGAGTTTTTAAATAATATGAGTGAAGGATTTAGTGGTTATCGGTTCTATAATCTATTTGCATTAACAAGTCCATCCCCACTATTTTGGTTATTGTATCGTGATATTCGGACAGTAGTAAGGACAACTCTAAATACTGATGAACCATTATGGTTTCAATGTTGGATGAATATGCACAAACCAGATCAAGTATTGAACTGGCACGATCATAAATTTGATTACCACGGATATGTAAGTATTGACCCAAAAGATTCAATTACTAAGTTTCACGACCCTAATACAAATGTAAGATATGAAATCAAGAACGAGGTAGGTAACATCTATTTTGGACCTGGTTGGGATAGGAAACATAAAGTATGTGTAAATGAAAACTATTCTGGAAATCGAATTACTTTAGGTTATGATATACATACGCAACCTGATCTACCTGACGATCAGTTTTCTCTCATACCTCTATTATGACAATGATAGGACTAAAGACACAAATAATAGATGAAGAAGGTAAACAGATACTCAAGAAATCACTTGGGATGTTTATAGGTAAACTTCACGAGAAACATCACAATAATATTATTGATGATGATAAGTTTAATCACTCAATGGAGATTATCAATAATATGTGTGATCTGTTATACTTAAAACACGTTGAGGAATAACTCATTACAACACCTATCTTACTCTCAAACGCAGTGCGATTAGAATTAAGAAACATACTTAAGGCACTCGAAATTGGGATGCCAGTTAAACACAAAAATGATGAAGGTTTCATCACATATATTTGTGATGACTACATTACTATTTGTGTTAGAGAGATAGAAGAGAAAGAAGCAATGTATGGCAAAAGATTTGTAAATGTGTTAGTATATCAAAAGGATTGGGATAATCTTGAGATTGACCCATCTGTATTTCAAAGTAAACGTAACTACAGGTACAAAAATGGCAGAGCAGACGACCATCCAGGAAATGACTTACTCCCACCCATTGACAAAAGATAATATGGGAGAGTATAATTTTACTAATTTGGAGGTATTTGCGTTGATGAACTCAATGCAACATCTACCACTTGAGGAACAGTTGGCATTTGAACAACAGTACAAAATCTCATACTCAGACATTTACAACAGACTTGAAAATGGCATTGCGAAACATCTATAAGGTCAGACCTATAAGTGATAAGGCAAGATTACAATTCGCAGAATGTATGAACAATGACCCTATCGCATATATTGAAGACAAGAGATCAGATGGAAGATGGTTTTTCAGTTCCAAAAATAATCCTGACTTCTGGTTTTGGTCAGATGGTGCTGACGACCCGCATTGGAGATATGAGGAAATTATATAACTATTAACGTATCAAATTTTTATCAAAATGACAGTAGAAGCAAAAGCGGGGGATTCCCTACAAGTATTAGTATCTGATGAAGGCAAAATTGAATTGTCTTATGATAAAAACGACCCACATTGGGGATGGTTAGCAAAGTGTAGTGATGAAGAGTTACAAGAGTTCATTACACTTGCCATTGCTAGTGAGTCAGGAGACCAAAGAGATAAGTTTAGAAATAGAGTAGGTAAAGATTTGGATTCACTATAATATGTGATGAAAGATATTATATTATTCGGGGATTGCAGAGAAACATTATCCCAAATTGATGAACAAACTTGTCAAATGTGTGTAACATCCCCACCCTATTATGGACTCAGGGATTATACAAACAATGATAAACAAATAGGATTAGAACAGACACCTGATGATTACATTAAGGAACTGGTAGAGGTATTCAGATTAGTTAGAGATACCCTGACGGATGATGGTGTATTGTTTGTAAATATAGGGGATAGTTACTATAACTATAGACCAGGAAAAGGTCAGGCATTAGTTAAACAAACATTATCATCAAGCAAACAAGATTTACCTGACGATTGCCCTCGTAGAGGTAACAAGTTAGAAGGATATAAAGAAAAAGATTTAATCGGCATCCCTTGGATGTTAGCATTTGCATTACGTCAGGATGGATGGTATTTAAGGCAAGATATTATATGGAATAAACCTAACCCGATGCCAGAAAGTGTAAAAGATAGGTGTTCAAGGTCTCACGAGTACATTTTTTTATTTTCAAAAAAACAGAATTATTATTTTGATGTTGAGTCTATTAAAGTACCAACTGTAGATGGTAAAAGTCTCAAGAGAAGGAAAAGCGTATGGGATATAAAACTACAGAAAAATAAATCTGGACATAGTGCAGTATTTCCTGATGAGTTGATACAACCCTGTATATTATCTGGTAGTAAAGAGAATGATATAATCCTCGATCCATTTATAGGATCAGGAACTACTGGAAGAGTTGCTAAGAAACTTAATAGACATTACATAGGATGTGAACTCAACGTTGACTACAAACCAATTCTGAAAGTGTCACAAAGTAACTAGCGTTACGAGGCAAACTCGATTATATTGATTCTATCAGGTGATTACACATCACCATTTTTATTATGTTATACTATCTAAATGACAGTTATTTTGAGACCACATCAAGTTGAAGCATTGCAGACTATGACCCAATTTGATAAGGGTCAGGTTGTAGTTCCTACTGGTGGTGGTAAGACATTTATTATGATACGTCACGCTATTCAGAGATTCAATGTTAATAGCGTAGCAAAGACTATGGTTGTAGTTGCACCTAGAATACTACTTGCTCAACAGTTATGTGATGACTTTTTAGGTCAAAACCTAGATGGTAACTATAATGTTGGCATCGATGTGTTACACGTTCATAGTGGTAAGGGTAAGCACCTTAATACAACTAAGATAAACGAGATAAACAACTGGTATCACAATAGTATCAAGCATCAAGTTATATTTACAACCTATCATAGTTTACATAAATTGATGGATAGTGAGATAGAAGTTGATACAATATATTTCGATGAAGCACACAATAGCACTACAAAAAGTTTTTTCCCTGCTACAGATCACTTCTCTCGCAACGCATCTAAGTGTTATTTCTTTACAGCAACACCTAAACATAACTATCGAGGTAAGGTAGGTATGAACTGGTCAGATACTTATGGTAACATAATATGCAACATCCCTGCACCTGACTTAATTGATAATGGTTCTATCATACCACCTACAATAGTACCATTTCACGTTGACGATACAATCAAGAGAACAAAAAGGGATGAACATAACGCTGATGCTCACGCTGTTATTAAATCACTAGAGCATATTGAAAAAAGATCAAGTGACTACTGTATTCAAAGAAAAGTGTTAGTTGCAGTTGGTAGTTCTCGTATTCTTGGTAATATGTTAGGTCAGACAGATATGCTATCAAGGTGTAAAGAATTAGGTTATGATGTTTTACACGTTACTAGCAAATTTGGTGCCTATGTTAATAACAAGAAAGTATCAAGACAAGAGTTTATGACTACACTTTCAGAGTGGGGCAACGATGACGCTAAGAAGTTTATAGTGTTTCATTACTCTATATTATCTGAAGGTATCAACATATCAGGTTTAACTCATTGCATACTATTAAGAAATCTAAACTATATCGAAATGACTCAAACAATCGGTAGAGTAATTAGATTACATAACGATGATAAAGTTAAACTAAAGAATAAGACTATCAAGTCAGGTCAGTTAAATTTCTATAGAAAGTCAACTGGTTATGTTACAGTTCCGACTACTCGTAAAGAGATAAGAAGGAGATTAGAAAAGGTAGTTCATACTGTATTTGTTGAAGGTCAACCAATTTTCTAGTATAAATAATGAAGTATTAGTATATTAAAAAGATGGCAACAAGTCAAGTAAATGGATGGGCAGATGAACTTTTGAGTGGTTTAACAACCAACGCAAAGGCATATAGACTTGCCAACATAACTAAAAGACAATCAGAAATGAAGCAATCAACAGCAATCGCTGATGATAGAATTGCAAGAAAGAAAGCAAAAATAGATGCTGACGATTCTAGCGTCACTTGGTCTTTTAGTAAAAAAGCAGATACAGTAAATACTGATGATCTGGTTATCGAAGCAACCGCCCCTGCTGATCGAGGTGGTCATACTAAAATATGGGGATATGTTGAGGGTACTTCTGGTAAAGTTAAGAAGTCAGCAACCGATTCATACGATAACATTAATAATGCACTCGATGATGACCATAGAACAGCATTTATCGCAAAATGCAACCAGTTCGGGTACAGTTAGAATAGTGTCACACAACTTATAGAATTTAAAACTAATACAATTATAATAAAAGGGTCAGGTAGAAATACCACCCTTTTTTTATTATAATGAACAAACCTCATTACTTACATACAATCAAAGAGTCAACTCAAGATTTATGTGAAGCATTAACTGAAGACTATAGAACTTATACAATCAGATCACTCACACATCTAACTTCAGACTACTCTAAGGATAGACTAGCATCTATTGAAGATGGAACAGCAAACCTTATGAAATTTGAAATCAGAGAAGGTAGAAAGTATTACAAAATAGTTCAATGCGAAGATAACGGAAAAGGTTATCAAGATCAATCAGTAAACGCATTTGTTGATAAAAAATCTGGTAAGGTGTACAAACCTGCATCTTGGAAAAGTCCTGCTAAAGGTGTGAGATATGATCTTAGCGATGAGATCAATAAAGCATACTGTTTAAACAGGGCAAGTTGGGCGGGTGGTTATCTATACAAGAGATAACCAGTTGAGAAAGTGTCACATAAAGCATAGAATACAATAAACTATGCTTTATAATGATACTATAAGCAACTAAGAGATTATGTCAACACCAAATCTTTATGAACAAATGTTCAAAACTATCTTATCACTAAACTTTGGCAGAACCTTTTGGTTAGATGAGGATGGTAACTTCTGTTCAGCACCAACATTCAAAAATGGAGACACCGATTGGTCTCAAGCAGATTATGTTAGTGAGTGGACAGATTTAGAAGGTGTCAACTTAGATTCACTTTTTAAAATCCATAAGCGTCTTGTCGAGGACAATGCTATTGAAAACTCACATTACTATCAGGGGGCATAATGCAATTCTACGTTAGTGACATCGAATTTGATTTTGATGATGATGAAGCAAACACAGTATGTAATTCAGATTTAGATACATTTTTCATTGCTTCAAACACATCAAGAAAAGAAGTAATTGATGAACACTTAGGTGTGTGGGAAGCGGATGACGAGGATGATCTCATCGAAGAAATTACAGCATCAAGTGGTTGGTGCATCAAATCAATTAATTACGAGATTCAATTAAAATGAATGAGTTAAGATTACCACCTGATACACCTATTCAATATGAAGAGGGTTTATGGGAATTATGCACCGATCAAGCATATCGTATGATGGAGCATAAAAGAAAGTTTCTTGATGATGATGTATTTAATTATCAGATAGAATACTGGACAACTAAAATTTTTCAAGCAAATCAACACCTTAGAGGACAAGACTAAAATGGCACTTCACACAATCACACTTGACGATTTAGAACTAACAGCACTCAATATCCTATTAGAAGGGGAAAGTGAGATAATGGTAGAGTCTAGACTCAATACTACTGGCAATGTTAACCCAGATAGAAGAGAAGTTTTACTTAATCTAGTTTATTGTAAAGTCTTTGATACTTGCTATAAAGCAGATAAAGACAAGAATAACGATTATGATATGATGAAAAACTATGATAGGGTGTTAGCATAATGAAAAAAGTTGTTATTGCTGAACTCTTTGATGAGACCGAAGAGTTAAACACAAGTTTAAGAGAACTAACTGATTTTGAGTTAGTAGAGTGCAGACAAGCACTTATCAATAGAACTAACATAATAATGAGTCTTATAGATGAGTTGAGTGCCACTTAGATTAGTGTCACATCAAGTATTGAATACAGCATCCCATCCTTTATAATAGATGTATAGCAAACAAAGATTATGACCAACTTTAAAGAATTTCTTGACTACTGTATGGATTTCTACAATCCTACAAGTGGTTTATATCCAATAGACGGATTAACTAGAGCAGAAGTTGCACTTGCAACACTCAACTATCTTGACCTAGTAGCGTGTACTGATATTGAGTGGGGCGATGGCGATTCACTTGATAGGGAAAGAGTTAGAGACATTCTTATCGAAACAAGATCTCACAATCAAGTTTTTGAAGATCTTATTAGAAAAGAGGGGTTAACAATCTAATGAACACTTCAGATTTATTATGTGATCTCTACGATATTAGAGAAATGGGTAAACTATGCGGTTTTGGTAGTTTACCTAAAGACAACGATGGAACATCATTTACTATTGATGAAGTCCTAGAAAATGCAATTCAATTACTAGAGGATTCAATCTAATGACACAATTTGAATATTACTCTCATAATAAAATGAGTCAAGTAAAAAAAGATTTTACACCCGAACTTATTAGTGAATTAAAATCATTTTTAGTTGAAAGATACGTTGATAATATGTCAACTAAAGATTTAGTTGCATATGTTATGGATGATCTTGACAGATATTATGAAAAAATGTCAGATACTCAATTTATTGATGAAGCACAAAACTATTGGGAAGACCATTTTGACGAAGTAGTCGAGGAAGTTGAAGAGTATGCTAATTGCGATTTCAAAAATGATAGGAGGACAGATTAATGTCAAAAACTACTGATGAGTACATCAAACAAATGAATCAATTTAATGAGATTAAAGCGTCTTATGTTGAGATTCAGTTAGAGCAAATGACTTTGGATGATTTAGTGGATTTCGCTAGGGAACATTTATGGCAAGACATCGAAAAAATGACCGAAGCAGAATTAAAAGAGGAAATCGAAACTTCTCAGGATGAAAATTTGTATGATGAGTTAGTTGAAAATTCATTAATTGATGATGAAGTTGTGAAGGCACAGCACTTTATGGAAATTGTACACGATAGGGAAGTGCCTGATGTATATTAAATCATTATCATACATTGCCCTGTTTGTATTGCAATATGAGACAGTTAAGATAGTGGCACATTCTATATTGAAAACGACCTATACTACCTTATAATAGAGGTATCGAAACAAAAAAAATGACCCAAAAAACAACAATTTGGACTCGCCACCTTGAATTGACCGAAGCAGAAGAGTCAGTTCTCGTAAAAATGGCATTGCATTATGTTAGAACAACAGATTGCAACGATGTATCAAAAAATGATCTCGATGCAGTTGTTGAAAAACTTTGCGAACCAACACCTTTTGAATATTCAGTTGAGGAGAAGTAATGACCCGATCAGAACTCGAAAAATTAATTACAGATTTTGTTATTGAACATAATCTCGATGCTTCATTTGTACAACAAACTGAAGGATTAACATATGTACGCTTCACAGTTGAGGAGGATTCTGAATAATGTACACAAAAAACGAAACAGCACTTCTTAATTTGATCTCTAGTATCAATAAGCAATTTTATTATATTGGAGAAGAAAACGATAAAGTTGCACCTATTGATGTTAAGAAATTTACTCAATATTGTGTTTCTTTTATTGATTCTTTGGAGATAGATCACGATGATGACTAAAGAAAAAGAAAAACTACAGAATGATATAGCAAATTTCATTCTGAATGATAAGATCACTAGAGTTCATAGAGAAAATATCTTAAATGATATTTTAGAGGATTACTTTGAAGGTCTAGATGATGATATGATCGAAGCAATCGATGATTTTATGTTCCCTATTATGGAGAAATTGAACAATGACAACTAAAAACTACGATAAGTTGTTAATAGAAGATATTAAAGATATACTTCTATCAGATTACCCTCTATCACTAAGAGAGCAACTTTTAGATGATATTTTAGAGGACTATATTCCCTTACTAAGTAATGAGAATAGTAGGATTCAAGACCACATCAAATTACAGGAAATAGAGTCCACAGTATTAAAAATTGCAAACAGAGGTATTTAAAATGAGTCAGGACAATTTTGTAAAATTTAATGAGTGGTTAGATTCTTGCCCTTATGGGAATTATATAACCAATAAACTTGATTATAACCCAAAAACAAAATATTGGGAATTTAGAGTAAAAGTTCCAGGAATTTCTAAACAATTAAGAGATTCTTACACAGATACAACTTCACAATTCTACACTAATTAAAATGCCAAAAACATTAACTACAAGAGAAAAGACCATTATTAAACTTATGGATATGGTTATTGACACACTTAAATATTGTGATGACTTATCTGACCCTGCATTTTCAATGTATGAGGTTATGAAGGATGCAGTTGATAAAGAAGTTTATTATCCATTGTATGATAAGTAAACAATATGTGTGACAGTTATATTAGTGTCACATCAAATGTTGAATACTGGTATCCATCCCTTATAATAATAGTATAGAAACAAAGGAGAAAAACGTGACTAACAAACAACGTTATGAATCATTCCTAAGATGGGAAAAAATGATAGCAAGACAAGTTGCTAGACGTAAGGGTTGCACAGTTGAAGACCTATACAAAAAGTCAACTCAAAACACATTTTTCGATGACCACTTTATAGTTGTGGAGGGTTAAAAATGTCACATCCAGTAAATGACCAGTTACTTGAATCACTCTATGAGGAGTGTTTAGCAGAATTATTTGAAAAGTATAAGTGGGATGTAATTTCAAGATTACAAATTGAAGAGGAAGCATCCGCACTTGCTTACAAAAGATTTGAGGATATGGGATAATGCCAATAATTAAATTAACACTAGAGGAGCATCAATCATTAACACGTTTATTAAGTGCTACTTTAAAAAACAAAAAAGACTTTGATAATAATTCTACATCTATTTTTAAAGATACGTTAGACGTTATCACTAATGATAAATCAACATTTGACTCTATGCAAGAAAAATGTTTTGATGCAGTAAACAATCTTACAGTTGAGGATTTTTAAATGAACTACAAACAATCGTTAGAACTTGATGGATACATCAATTTATGGGAAGTTATCCCAGAGGATAAGCACTCAAAACTTGCTAACCTGATATGGGAAGCACTTGATAAGGAAGGCATCACATTAACTCAGGATGCAGAGTTATCAATTCGCATTTATGACGAGAGGATAGATTAATGAGAACTAACGACAATCAGATGTACGATTTATATAACAAGATTTTTGAACTTGTTGAATTTGCTGATTATGAGATAGATGACGAGGATTTAAGAGTTGCCTGTAAATATGTCATCCGAGACTTAGAATTAGATCAGCGATTTTACCATAAGTCAAGTTGATGTGTGACAGTTATATTAGTGTCACATTAAATGTTGAATACAGGATTCAATCCTTTATAATAGAACTATAGAAACAAAGGAGATTTATGAAAAAAGGTTTAAACATCGAAGTCACATCATCACAGTATGATTTCTTATATGACCTAGTAATGATGGCATATGAGTTAGATATTCCATCACAAAAAGGTTGGGATATGCAGACTTTCGACAATCTCGTTGATAATGTATGTCAAGCGACAGAAACAAATCTTTCAAATAATGTAAGAGGAATTTAAAAATGAGATACGGAGACCTAGAGTTCAAAATTGTAACACCTGATACACCACTCGGACAATCTGAAGTTTTAACAGGTTGTTTCGAGAGTGCTAAAAGATATTGTGAAGAAATGGCACTTGACCACGGATTTAGTTATGTTGAGGACATTAACACAAATGATGTACTTTATAACTTCTGGAAGGACAGTTAATTATGTGTCACACTCTACCTAGAATTGGGTATAAAATCCCTTATAATAAAAGTAATTCAAACAAAAAAAATGATTTCGCTACCGATGATAAAAGAAACAGCAGAACAGAGATATACAAGACTCTTTGAAGAAATGTATGAAATCTGTAATACTGAAGGATGGGGAGACCCATTTTCATATGCCAGATCAAGAGAAATTCATATGGCAGGGATATTAGGTCATAGGGTTGCGGATGACTATTCTGGTGCGGATGCTTACGATAAGTATGACCTACCAGTAGAATATAAATCAACTATTGGTAAGAAATTAACAGCAACTTACAATGGTATATCAGTTCAAGACACTTGGGAAAAGCAAGTTGATTATATCCTTAATGAAAAGATAGGAAAATACCATCATCATTATTTCGCAAGATATGAGGATGGTAAAATTGTAGAAGTGTGGAGACTCACAGCGAAACAAGTCTATGATAAACTATTACCTAACCTTGAAAGGCAATTTCACAGTAAAAAGGTAAAAAAAGACCCTAGATTAGGATATACCCTATCTGAAAAGTATATCTATTCAGTTGGGTTACAAATTATTTAATTCATTCATTTTATTATTATGGAAATTGACAGAGAGCAGATCATCGACCAACTTACAGAGCATTATTTTCAACGTCTAGGTAAGTTGGTAGAAGACAATCGTATTGAAGACAGTAAAGCAGTTTTTAATGAGTATATTGTTGATGGCATCGACCCGAATGAAGCAATCAACAAATATCAATGGATGCTTTTACCTTACATAAATGGCGGTATTGAATAATGCAACCATTATCAGAAAATCTTTACAATCAAATCGTTATGAGTGAACTTAAATTACAAAAGTATAAGAAATTCCAGGATATTGGAGTTGGGGATTATGTGAGATTTCGAGGTTCCAATTATCAGGTATTTGTTAGATATGACGAGGAAACAAGTCCACAGTTACATTTAACAAATAATATACATTATAAAATGCCTGTTTACGACTATAAGCAGATAGATTTAATAGAGTCAATGACCCCTATGACAGTTTAATTAGTGTCATACTCAATGTTGAATACAGGTGTCAACCCACTATAATAGAGGTATAGCAAACAAAGGAAAAATTTATGGGTTTCACAAAAGTACTTGCAAAGCACTCTAACAAGACAGTAAGGTTAGACACCTACCAGAGGTTACTTTTAACAGCAATCGATTCATATGGTAACGGAAGTTGGAAAAATAATGTATCATTACATCACCTCTATCACCAGAGAGGAGCATTTGCAAATATCCTTATTGGCGGTACTGTAGTAGGAAAAGTTGTATATGACATTGCACAGGATGACATATCAGCAGACGATTACAGAGCAATCCATATTGATAAAACAAAATTCTCTAAAGTATCCTATATTGCATTTGTTAAAGATGCAAATTACGATATGCAAACTATAAAGTACAGAAATCTTTTACAGAAATTCTATACTGTTATCTTAATGGATAATAAGATGATAAAATACTAAAAAGTCAATCGATCTTGTGACACTTTTATTAGTGTCACATTCTGTATTGAATACAGGTGTCAATCCTCTATAATAGTACTATAAGCAACAAAGGAGAAAATCCAAATGAGAAAAATTGAAATGAGAATGAACAATGCACTTCGCAATCAAACAAATTTCACATCAGGTAATACAGCAATTTTCACTACTGGTAACGAGAGCAGAGTTTACTTACATAGCAATTTAATAGCAACTATCTACAGGGATGGCAACGTTGTTGAGGTTACACTATTCGATGGAGGTTGGCAATCTAATACAACTAAATCCAGACTTAACGCAATATGCTCAGAATTTCTAAATGGTGCTAGAGTGTTTCAGAAAAACTGGAATTGGTTTTTACAGAGTGGTAGAGGTCTCGTAAGGGATTTTGACAATGGTATGCACATTATGACCACTTGGTAATTTGACAGGGTTTAAAACTACCTATATAATAATAGAGGTATTAATTTACCTCTATTTTTTTATGGTTTAATTTATGGATGAGTCTATTCTATCGGATAATCTAACGCAATCAGTAACGGATACATCGGTTTATGGGTTGTTTATGGTTCCTATAGGAAAATATACAAACAAAAAACATAATGAACATAAAGCAATCCTAGTTGACTTTTTGGATCAAATTGATCCTAAAACTTGCATCCCATCCCCAAAAACGTCTATATGCTACAATATAACGCAATTAGGGGATAATGCCATATTAGAACATCAGGCACTTGCTACCATTAAGGAGACCATACAAAAAGCAGTATTTGAGGTTAATTCTCAATCATATTGCTATGAGTGGAAAAACTTCCAGGAAATCCAATTTGCGGATAGCATTATTGAGGTTGCTGGAGCAGAATCGATGTATGCACCCCACGAACAGAGCAATGTTTTATACTCAGGTTGTTATTTTATAAATTTCTTACCAGATAAACATAGTCCTCTTAAATTCAATCGGGCAATCGGTTCCCCACATTATCCCATTATGCAGGGAAAACACGAAAAAATAACGCCTTTTAATAACCTTACTCAGGACATACCAACATCGGAAGGCGATATATTAATATTCCCTAGTAACCTATCACGAGGTTTTGAATTAAACAGTACACCGAACCGATTAACCTTGACGTTTAACTGTTTTTGAATTTCGCCCGCCTATTTGTTAAAAGACTATGAACCCATTTAAAAAGATCGATGAAAATACCTATCAGGATGAGGAAGGTATTTTGTATAAACCTATCCCGAACTATGAAGATTATTATGTTTCTAACCTTGGGGACATTTACAGCACTAAATGGGGGAAATGGAAGAAATTAAAAATCCATCTAAATGAAAACGGATACAGGAGGGTCACATTAAGACAACAAAATAAAACAGTTGTTAGACGTGCTGCTAGACTTACCGCACTTGCATTTATTTTTACGGATAACCCAGATTTAAACGTTATCCATATAGACAAAAATAAATTAAACGATGTTTCAACTAATCTTAAATGGGAATGAAATAAGACCAATAAGAGAGAAATGGGAGCATATCGGAAATATACAAATAAATATAGGTAAGTATTTTGTTTATCTGTATAACAATCAGAAATATGCAGAGGTATAGCAGTCTTAGCAGATTAGCACAGAACAGAGACCTTTGCAAGTATATCCGAGGATTCCCACATATCTCAGGGGCATATTTGACATTTATTTGTTTATACTCTATAATACTAAATGTAGACACTAAGTAATAACAATTACCCACTAACTTATGCCTACTAATAGTAAACAATTCCAGGAGGATTACACAGACAAAAGTATTACCCTAACTGAGAAGTTGCGAGGATTCTATACACTTATAGAAGAGCAATCCTTACCCCCTAATGAACAAATAGAGTTGCTACAGTTCTTGTTAGATACTGGACAGATTAACCTGACTAAGTATAAACAACTAGCAGATTATTATGTTCTCGAAGGATTACTTTATGAGGTAGGAATAGCGGACAGTTAGTAACATTTTTCAACATATAATTTTTGTTTTTAGTGTAACCTACAAAAGTATAGGACGACATATATTATCGAAAAAGACTTTTAAGGTACCCCATATAGAAAAAAAAGGTCCCAGAAAAAAATGACAAAAAAGGTTCGATTACAAAAAGAAGCGGAATACTCTGATTTCCTTGGGAAAGAGTGGTCGCAGACACGTGGAGGGGGATGCTTTACCCTTCTATATGAGTTTGGAATTGCTAAAGGAATTCATACCTGTAAAGAAGATTACTCATTTACCGCAAAAGAGTTCTTAAAGGACTTATGGGAGGATGAAGGATGGTCTGTGATAAAAACATCCACTATGGGCGAAGTGTTCGATATAGACGATTTACAGATTTACGACCTTCTACTGATGAAATTTGATAAACGTATGAATCACTGTGCTGCTTATATTGGCGATGGTTACTTATTACATCATAAAGCATTTGACATATCACGTATAGAAGCTGTAGAATCCTATATACCTTCGACACTATATGTTATCAGAAAGAATGCGTAGAAACATCGCCACAATCCTAGAGGACGAAGAAACTGGCGAGATATATGTAAAGATTCCAGACTGGTTAATCTCTGAGGCAGACCTTATGGAAGGCGATGAGATCGAATTTGGTATCGATGGGGATACTATAACAATAGACAGAGCAAGATGAACAAATTAACCCTATCAGAGCAAAAATTGTGCTATGATGCACTTATGAGTTATCGTGACAGTAATGGAAACAGTAAGGAGATTGAACGAGTTCTTGGTTACTTCCAAGGGGCAGTAGACTTTTATGCCAGAACCGAAAGAGAATACTCCTCAGACATTTAATATCACTCTCACAGCAGAAGAGAGGCAACTTATATGCAACAGTGCTAGATGGTGCCTTATCTACAAATCAGAGGTCTGTGGAGGTGCTCCACTGGCACGTGTACAAAAGATATGGCAGGGTATCTGTGATAAACTAGATGCTGATGGTTTTATAGAATAGGTATTAAACCCTATATAACCGTGTGCCCCCGAACGTCGTCCCGACTCAATGGAATTACTGAAATTTACACCTAAAGTACAAATATACGATAACTTTATGAAGGAGCAGGAGTTCTGTAACCTACGTGAATATATGTTATCTGGGGATATTCCTTGGTATGTCTCGACTAAAGTGTTTCACGTGGCGAGTATTGTATATGAAGAACTAAAGGAGAATGAATTAGATAACTGGCAACTAACTAACACGTTATATGAGAATGGTGTACCTACGAGTAGTGCATACGATGCTGTATTGCCTTTATTGAATACTATTAAACCTCGTGCTATAATAAGAGTTAAAGCAAACCTAAACTTTCGTACGAAGGAACTGGTAAGGTATGAACTGCATACTGATGTCGGTAACTATGGAGAAAATGAATTTGCTGGTGCTACTACTGGTATATTCTATCTAAATGATAATGATGGTTATACCTTTTTTGGTACAGGTGAAGAGGTGGAATCAAAGGCGAACCGTTTAGTTACCTTTCCTGTCAATACACCTCATAGCGGTACATCCTGTACGAATACACAAAATAGAGTCGTTCTAAATCTAAATTACTTCTAATGGATCCTAACATCAACTATAACGCAATACCTGAGTTTAAGACTAAGGAGGAAGAAGATGAGTGGCAAAAGTTAATTATTGCTGAGAGTATAAAGAATCTTGCCACACAAGTGAAGAATCACGAGAACCTACTAGCACGTGGTGCCAATATGTACAAGTATAAGATACCTGGTGAATCAGCTTATAGTAATCTGGTAGAAGTCTTTGACGCTTTGTTTTACAGACTAAATAAACTTGAAGAGATTGTAAAAAATAGTGCCAGCGTACCTGATTGAGTCTGGTCGTAGTTATGAGAACCCTGTAGATACTCACGACTACCAAAGAACATATACATCTGATGATCATCCCTCTTTCGGGAATATCACTGATCCTAATATGACGAATAACGCATATCAGATCAGGGTGGATGGTTCTGGACCTGGGTCACTAGCGTTTGGTAAAGATGAAGTCTATTATATTGGAACGCAACAGGAAACGTGTGTAGCAAACTGTGATTCAGAAAGAAGAGAAGTATATAGATTTTATTCTGGGAGAAGACTGGATCACGTATATCACTATGATTCAGAACTACCTGATAACCTTCCCCTTAACCCAAGAAGATATAATAAAGAACCTCGTAGTGGTAGACAGGTATTCTACCTACAAAAAGAAAACTTAGCAAACACAACACCAGTATACTTACATTATGATTCTTCAAACTTTAATTCTTATCTGTCTTCTAGTTCTAGTGGTTCTATAGCACTATTAGGATATATCTGGTCAAATACCACAGACCCTGCTAATCACTCAAATGGTAGTGTTTTGAATCCTGGTGAGAATATGATTCCTCTTTATCACTATAGAGTTACAGGTGATCCAAGAGGTACAGATGATTTTTATACTATAGATCCTGCTAATGAGTCTAATTTGCAAATAGGGGTGGCGGGCGTGCCTGACTCTACAAATCCCTTGGAGCAAGCATATACTTATATTGGTATATACGGATACGTATTTGGATCAAAAGCACCTAGAAGAAAGAAGCAAGTTGTAGAAACTGGTAGACCTACTAACACTGGAGAGGTAGATAGATCTGGTTGGTATGCCTTTGATTCGACAGGTCCTTTCTCTAAAAAGAGTTATGAGTCAGAAACAGCGAACACAGCAGCAATAAATGGGTGGGGTAATCCCGATAATGTCGATATTTTGTCCGATCAAGCTAATTTTGAGTGGTTTTATGGTAAAAATGGTGCTGTAAAGGCAAGTTTACCTAAATTTTTGGGTTTTCACGACGCTTTTGAGGGTCAATTCGTCTATTATCTCTATGATACGTCATTTCCGTTCTCAGGACCGATATATGGCATCAATTTATTGACTACAGATGCTCCTTGTGCTCCAAATAACTCAAATAGTTGGCAAGAGACCATAACTTACCATAGTTATTACTATGAAATGCGTCAAGATGCGTGGAAAACTAAAAAAACACATCTTAAAGTAGATGCACCACCTGGATCAGGTATGGCAGAGTCATTTTGGGCAGTAGGTACAGATGACCTTATGGTATTCTTTAGATATACCTCTAATACTGGGTTCTTTTCAATAGGAGAGACAATAAATGGGTGGAAATGTCAAGCTGTAAGGTATTTTGGTGATGAATTGAAGTGTGGTTACATCAGATTACAGACAGTTAATGGTGTAAAGGGTAATGCGTTCACATATCAGAGCACATATACCTCTGATAATGGTGGAGTAGCAGAAATATTGGCAGGATTTGGTATTGAAGACAAAGCAGCGTTCTTTGGTGTCTATGAATTTCCTAAAAAAGTGGCATATGTGAAGGTAGAAGTAGATAATGGAGCACTTATACCAGGTAGAAACATAGATCTTGCTATTTTAGAGGCAACTGTTAACGCTAAAGGAGAGATTGGTTCTATAGAAATCATCAATTCTGGTAAAGATTACGTAGATCCTATCATAAACATATCAATTCCAGAGATAATGCGTCAAGAAGGTTTCCTAAATACAGGTAGTTTAACTAACGAGACCTTTGCTGATAACTATACCACGAATAATCAAATCAATAATCAGTCAGAAGAAGGATTACCAGGTGCAGGACAAGCAACTCACAAGGCATTTAAAGCAGCTGAGAAGGAAAGATTTGAAAGTGATGCTGGATATTCTGGGACAATCAGGCAAGCAAGAGCAAGTGTAGTATTAGATGCACAGGGAAGTGTATCAGCAGTAACAATTATTGATCCAGGTGCAGGATATAGACCAGGTGAGAAACCACAAATAGATGTTGTACAACGTAATTTACAAAAAGATGAGGTAATTTTATTTGGTGGAGATGATAGTGTTAATGAAGTAGCAAGAAAATCAGAGGAATCTTCTGATAATACCAGTATTGGTAACACAGAAGTGTCAGATGTGATGGGAGAAGCAAGTGTAACACTTGGAGAAGCGATATCAGGTTACGATACTGCTAGTGAAGATGAAGGATATTATGGTTATATTATGATGAATGATATAAATGCCGAAGAAAAAACTAAATTTTGTGGTGATCAACTGCCAATTAACTGTTTCCAACCCGAAGTTGGTGAAGATTGGATGAATTTAGGTACATATATTGACCCATCTGAGTTTGGAACCAATATTAAACGTTATGGAGACCCTAGATGGGAGCAAAATGACAGTTTTATATCGGAAACTGCTGTACATAGTGCCGATAGTTCTGATGAATTAGAGAGTAGATTCAATAATGGGATGTATGGAATACTTGGTGGTGACTGTGTAGAGGTTATGCAAGCAAATATGTACCATACTCGTAGATTTTTTGACATACCTTGTCCTTATGTTGCATATGATCAGAAAGGTGTGTTAAAAACATATGGTTATTTGCCACACAAATACTGTGCAAGTCAGCAAGAGACTGCTCTAGTGACTGTTTCAATGACTATTGAAGGTGATGTATCGCAAAAAGGTGAAGTAATTAACCAAAAATTCATTGATTGGTTAGAATCATTACCAAAACCGTCACTTACAAGACCAAGACCAGCAGGTCCTAATGACAGATCACACTCTTGTACACGTGGAAGTAACGTAAAAGGACGTTGTTTCTCTGCTGGTAGTGGTGGATACACCTTTGTACCTGATGCGGGAGATGAAAATACCTTTGATTTTTATGGAACAGAGTTACAAAAACTTGATACTTGGTTAGGATCTGGTAACTATTCAGCATATGGGTCAAGTTCTGTTACAGTTTCGGGTCAAAACAATAACTATGGTTATAATACAATACAGATGTCGAGTTGTTCTAATGGCAAATTCCCGAATCCTTGTTGGCACAATTTCGTTACTGATGGTGTATTGGATGTTTATTCTGGCTATGACAATAATGGTACTGGGTTAACATCTGATGATATATGTTCTGGTCAACTGTTTACTACTTCGTGGTCAAGAGGAGCATCAGGATGTTCTGCTTTAAAAAGTATTATTCACTCCACCGTAGCGTTCGATACAGGAAAGACATCTGAGTTCGATCCATACATAGAGTTAGGACCAATTACTGGAAGGATGCACTGGGTTAATAACCTAAGTGGATCCGCTAAACTCTTGGATGATTCATTGAACCGATATGGGAATCCTTATTTTGAAGAATGCGACTTAACTGATGAAATCAATGGTTACTAATTTATTTTTATCCTGTCCTCCAGTATATCACTTACCTGGTACTTGGACAGAGTGCCCTCACACTATTATTCCTCACTATGACTTTGATCCTAACTTCACTTTCCCAATAGCAGTAGCAGTTATTACTGTGATATTGGCAGGGTTTGGAGTTTACAGAGGATTTTTTGCAAACAAAGGATTGGCAGATCCTTGGGACGAACACGACGATTAAATGGGATTTAAGGTACTACCAGTAGCGAATCATAACGGACTCCCTGACTCAGGACACGGATTCCCGATTCCTAGTACCATTCATAGTACACAAGCGTGTAACTCACCACCTATATTACTGTCAATCAAAGTAAAGAATAAAACTTGCTTATGGCCACCCACTCCTTTGGTGCCTTTGAGTGCGTTGAATCCTGCTAGAGCATTGGTACAGGTAAATAGATTGCCTATTATGATTATGGGTGATACGTTCACACCCCATATGTCACCCACGACAAATATAATCAATTATTTGTGCCCGTGCGGAAAAGCAATGTGTATTATACCTACACCAATAGTCTGTAGTCTATTAACTGTAGAAGATTGTGGTGGTGTCGGACATCCACGTATATTATTTGCAACAACTAAAACTGTATTAGCTTTTAAACTTCCGATTGGAAGAGTAACTGATAGACTTGGTGCACCATCAGGAGGATATTCTGGATACCCTTGTAGTAGTAGAGTAACGTATGGATCTCCCACTGTATTGTCAGGGTAACATTTTGTGTCTAAATATAACTACAGGGAGTATATTTTATGTTGACAGCTGATTGTTCAGAAGAATTTCTCAGGAAAAATGTTCTGATAACCGACCCTAGGTATGATAAATACCTTAAGAAAAGGTCTAAAAAGGAAGACTCTAAAAAATAATGGCATATCGTTTTAAAGCAGAAAGAAATTTATCACGTCAATTTCGTGATTTCAGTATGTCTATGAAGGCAAATCCTAATACTGAAGATTTCTCTGTAGTTAAAAACGAAAACGCTATTAAACAATCGATGAAAAACCTTGTTATGACAGGGTTTGGAGAGAGACCCTTTCAACCAGAAAAAGGATCTAGATTACGTCAAATGTTATTTGAAAACTTTGACATTTTTATGCTAGAAGAACTTAAAGAAGAAATTGTCAATACACTTGGCAGACTTGAACCACGCATTACCGTATCTCAGGTAAATGTTAACATTGATGATGATAATAATTTAGAAGTTGAAGTTGAGTATGTAATTATTGGTGAGAGAATAACTCAAACTGTAGATTTCCTATTGGAACGTACTTAAAATGGCAGCAATTCCGTCAAATTTAACATCATTAGACTTTACAGAGATCCGTGAGTCTATAAGATCGTACCTGCGTACAAGAGATGAGTTTACAGACTACGATTTTGATGGCTCAGCTGCATCATACTTACTCGACGTTTTATCATATAACACATACTATGCGTCTTTCAATGCTAATATGGCAATGAATGAGGCGTTTTTAGAGTCAGCAACAATAAGAGATAACGTAGTTAAGATAGCAAAACAGTTAAATTATACGCCAAGATCAATAAAAGCACCAAAAGCGTGTATTGCATTTAGTGTTCAAACTGGTACTGTTGGTTCTGGGACAACATATCCTTCATCTGTAACCTTGAAAAAGGGTGATGTATTCATTTCTAGTACTAATGGTGCAGGATATACATTTACATTACCATCTGATTTGGTTGCAACTGTAGATCAGTCTACAGGTGTTGCTACTTTTAGCAAAGTTGTGATATATCAAGGTAACTTAATCTCATATCAATACATTGTTGATGACGTTAAAAAGAGAAGTTATCTAATTCCTGCTGATCAAGTTGACACTGATCTATTAAAAGTATCAATTTCACCCAATACACAGTCAGAAGAGATTGACACATACAACCTTGTACAGAACATTGTGGATGTTGATGGTACAACTCGTGGATTTTTCCTTGAGGAAGGAGATGATATGCGTTATAGTGTTGTATTTGGTGATGGTGTTATCTGTCGTCAACTAATATCTGGTGAGGTTATTAAACTAGAGTATGTTAAAACTGAAGGTACTGCTGCTAATGGTTGTAAGAAATTTACATTTATAGGTAAAGTTCAAGACTCTGAGCAAAGATTTGTACCAGCAGCAAACATATCTTTAGTGACTGTAGACGGTGCTCAAGATGGTGAGGACATAGAATCTACCTTGAGTATTAAATTCAATGCTCCAAGGGCATTTAACAGTCAAAACAGAGCAGTTACAGAGTCAGACTACGAATACATTACTAAAAAAGTCTACCCTGCTGCTAGATCTGTTACTGTATATGGTGGAGAGAGGTTACAACCACCTGTTTATGGTAAAGTATACATATCAATTCGTACACAAAGTGGAGCATTACTTAACACAACAACGAAAAAAAGAATCAAGACTGATTTACTTAAATATTCCATTGCAGCAATCGAACCTGTTATTGTCGATCCCATTACACTCTACATTAGACCTAAAACTTGGGCGTTCTTTGATGGTAATAAAACTGCATTATCTAATAATGAAGTTGCGTCTAGAGTTTTGGGGTCTATCGATCAATACAATAGTCAAGCGGAATCAACAAGGTTTAACGGACGTATTGACCAATCTGCGTATCAATCGATGATAGATTCCTCTGATCCTTCGATCAGTGGTAACGTGACACATATGTCACTTGGTATGAACATAGAAGGATTTACATTTGGATCAATGTTCTCCAAATGTGTCAATTTCAATAATGAAATTGCAAATCCTAATGATTTGTCTGGTGGTAGTGATCCTAGTGGCACTTGTACTCCTAGATATTCTACTGTAAAGACAGGTACATTCTATGCTACTGGTTATACAGAAGCATTATTAGCGATAGCGGGTGGTGTCAATGCAAGTCAAATTTCATCAGCATCTTTGATACAAAATGATACATCTGCACTACTTCCAGTAAATATTCGTGACGATGGTTACGGAAAACTTATTATGGTGACTAAAGTTGATGAAACTGAAGTCACATTGATGAAAAATGTCGGAACTGTCGATTATAAAACTGGACAGGTATGTGTAGGACCTGTTGACGTTGCAAGCACCCCTGATGGTACTACTAGAATACCAGTTACTATCATTCCTGCTTCTGGAAATATCAATATTGGAACTGGTTTGGATCCAACCATTTTCAATCCTACAGTACAAACTATCGATTACACTATAGACGGAACAAACGTTCCTACTTTTGATCCATTCGACTTTACTGCAATTAACTTCGATGGAACACCGATAAATATCATTGATTATCCAACTACAGTATACGAACTCCCAGAGTTTAACTCTTGCTTCTAGGTAATAAGGTAGATGAAGGCAGTAACGGTCTCACATAGAATTCAGGATCAGATTCCTGAGTTTATAAAAGATGATAACACACAGTTTGTTGCTTTTTTAGAGCAATACTACAAATCTCAAGAAAAATCAGGTAAACCCTATGATATTCTTGGGAATATTTTGCGTTATGCTGATATTGGGTCTGGAGAGTTTGATCCAAACTTCCTTTCATCAAAATCTGCTGTTTTAGAGGCAGTTAATCCTACTCAGAAAGAAATTATAGCAGAAAATGTCAATTATTTCTTAGAAAAAGACGGAACTATCCAAATTGACAATGAAGTCATATATTATGAGAGTGTAACTCACTCACCAGACATTATTTTTACGCCAGGTGTTAATAAACAGGAATTTGATAGAAAGATACAAGAATTTGAACCTATATCAAACCAATTTGATGGAGTAAAGACAGAATTTGAATTAAAGTTACTTGGAGATCCAGTTTCACCTTCAAGTGCACAACATTTGCTTGTAATCGTCAATAACGAGTTCAAATTCCCTAATATAGACTATTTTGTAGAAGGAGATAAACTACGTCTTGTAACGCCTCCTCTTGCCCCTACAGGAGAACTTACAGGTGCTATTAATACTGTTAGATACCTAATTGGTTACACAAGTATACCAGTTAAGACACTAGATACGATTACAGCAGCAAGTAATAGTAAAGAGTTCCATCTTTTTGAAGCTGGCAACAGTTATTCACCTCTATCTACTGTTTCTACAGTTGTAGTTGTCAATAGAGTTGAAAAACGACCATTTGAAGAATATACAATATTTGAAGACAAGTTAATATTTAAAGAAGATATTGCACAAGGAACTGAGATAGTTGTACGTTCTGTAGAGTTAATTGCACCTCAATTTGGTTCTGGTGCGTCTGCTATATCACAAATTGTTGATAATGAGGTAAATGCAGTCCTTGTAAAAAATGGTGGTACTGGATATAGGTTAGGTTTCTCTCCTAGAGTCAGTATTACATCAACTTTAGGAACTGGAAGCAATGCAACTGCGGAAGCACTCGTAAATGGTATTAAGGACACTAGATTACTATTTTCTGGACAAGGTTACTCTGCAAATAACCCTCCTACAGTTGTTGTAGACCCTCCTGCTGATGCAGAAGGTAAAACTGCTCAAATTAGAGCAGTCGTTGACGATGAACTTGAAGGTGTATCACAACTTATAGTTGACAGTTCAGGAAGTGGATATGATCGTATTCCATCGATCAAATTTATCAATCCAGGTGGTGCACAGGTAAGTTCTCCATTGTTAAACGATACTAGCATCAAAGCAGATTCATTTACTGTTACTGCTAAAGGTTCAGGATATACATCTCCTCCATTAATTTATTTGGATCCTCCTACTGGTGATAATGCTATTGTTGCCAATGTAGTCGCTACAATCGACTCTGACGGTCAAGTAAATGGTGTTACTGTAGTATCAGGTGGTCAAGGTTATATGACCGTTCCAAGGGCACGTGTCATCGATCCTGTGGGTGCACAAATTCTTGATGTTAGTGTAACTGGTGGTAGAGTTACTAATATTGAACTATTAACAGGTGGTAAGGGATATACTGATGCTCCATCTGTGTATATCGTTGATAATAGAAAAGATGTTGCTGATCAACCTATTGGTGGAACTGGTGCTACTGCTGTTGCAACCATCTTCAATGGTGAGATCACTGATATCAATATAACCAGTTTTGGATCTGGATATTCAGATACTGAACCTCCTCAAGTCTATATTGCTGCTCCTCCTGCTCCAGAAGCATCTTGTGATGTTGGTTTTGGAGAAATTACAGGTTTTACTATTCATAGTAAGGGAAGTGGATATCAACCATCTGCTTTTGTTAATTGTAAGCGTGGTGTTTCTGCTGTAACCAGTTTTGATCAAAAAGGAAATCAAGTATACTCTAAAGAGTCAGATACTATACAGTCTTCACATAATGTATCTGCTGAAATTAAGAACTTAGATACTTTATTTGCTAAAGAATTATACAATCGTTATGTAAATCAATATCTACCAAACGCTGAGATCGACTATGAAACAGTCAATGCTCCGCAGATAATAAAAACTATTAGTGATTTTTACGCATCTAAAGGTACGAAGATATCAACTCAGTATCTTTTCAAGATGCTGTACTCGGAAAATGTTGATGTTTCGTATCCAAAAGATGAGGTTATCAAACCATCTGCGGCTACTTGGAACGTAGACACCGTACTTCGTGCTGATTTGATATCTGGTTCTGCTGCTGATCTACAAGATTCTCAACTTATGCAGTATATTGACCCTGTTGATTCATCAGTTCAAGCAGCGTCAGCATTGATTGAAAACGTAATAGCCATCAACACTGGTGTAGGTACAGTATATGAATTGGCAATATCTGAAGAAACACTATTAGGACAGTTTACAATACCGTATAAAACTACGCTTGTTGAACCATTATCTACAACTGAATCGATTATTACAGTCGATTCTACGATTGGTTGGCCAGAAAGAAACGGTACAATCCGCATCAATGATCAAGAGGTAGTGCAATATAAGGAAAAAACACTCAACCAGTTCATAGAATGTACACGTTCTAAGAACGGAGTGGTGGAAGATTGGGATGCTGGTACAACAATTTACTCAGATATCTTCGTATATGTTAATCAGGGTGCGTCAAATGAGATCAAATTACGTGTTTTAGGTATTGCAGATGCAAAATCTACGGTATTGAATGACACTGGTTCATATTACTTACCAGGTGACAAACTAAATGTTGCATCATTAGGATCTACATCTATAGACCAAAGAATTACTTCTTGGTTGTATAACGTTAAAAAACTCATTAGTGTTACTGGAATTGTACCAGGTGGTCTTAATAATCAGACTGCTACTGTTACTTGTTCAAATAATCACGGTCTATTGGTTGGTGACTCTGTAACGATCTATGGTGCAAACCCAACTGTGTATAATGGTACATTCACCGTTACATCACGTATCAGTCAGACTATATTTGAATACAATATACCAGCTCCATCTGATGCTTCTCCTCAAGGTAATATTCTATTATCTGTTGACTTGAATAAAGGAAAATCTTCAGAAGAGGGTATAAGTGTTGCTATCAAAGACTTTACAACAAACGTACAGAATACATTCTTCAATTCACAGTATTCTTACATCGCATCATCTGGTATACCAAACTATGAGGTAGGTCCGTTTGTTGGATCAGCACTATTACCAGGAAACCAACGTAAACTTGTACGTATACCACGTATCATAGAAACTGTATCAAAACGTGATGATACATCATTCGGTCCGATTGGTGCTTGGGTAAACGGTGTATCTGCGTGGTCATATAAGTCAGAAAGTAAAATTAAGTTTGGTGGTATAACATCAGTCGAAATTGGTTCTGCTGGTGAAGGATATGACGCTGCAAATCCTCCTGTTATTGAGATTACTGGTGGTGGCGGTACAGGTGCTGCTGCTAGTGTTACTGTTAACGGTGCTTTAAGTGAAATTGAAGTAGACACTGGTGGTACTGGTTATACATCATCTCCTCTAGTTTCTATTGTTGGTGGAGGTGGATTTGGTGCTACTGCGACTGCTGTTATAACAAATGGTGTTGTATCAAGAGTTCTTGTTGAATCACCAGGTCAAGGATATACATCACAACCTGACGTTTCTATATCAGGTGGTGGAGGTAGTGGTGCAACTGCTACTGCAAGTGTTAGAGGTCCGATTCAATCTGTAGCAATAACATCAGCAGGATCTTCATATACATCATCTCCTACAATTAAGTTAAACTCAGGTGAAGGTGCTGTAGCACAACCAATTATTATTAACGGTAGAATCGTATCTATCGCTATTATTGCTGCTGGTAATGGATATACGACTGCTCCAGAGATTATCATTAGTGGAGATGGATATGGTGCTGTTGCAAAAGCATCAATAGGTAGTGTTGGAGAAGATAGAGGTAAAGTTATTGGTGTTAGTGTTGTAAACAGAGGTATTGGATATACTACAGGTAGCACTACTATTCGTCTTGAAGCAGTTGGTTCTCAAGGAACATTCACTGCTAATGTATTTGAGTGGACTCGTAACCTCCAGCAAGAACTTGGATCAAACTTTGATGGAGCACGTGGTTATGTGTTTGCAGGATATAACACACAGTATGGTGGTGAATATGCACACGTATCAGATCCAAAGCAATTAAGATATGTTTTAGGTGATAACGTATTTAAAAATCAGTCAACTCAGCAATTACAAGAATTATCAACAGGATTTTTACATTCTCCTATTTTAGGATGGGCATTTGATGGAAACCCAATATACGGTCCTTATGGATACATTGACGCTACAAACCAATCATCTGGTGTACGTCGTATTAGATCTTCATATAGAGTTAAATCAATACTTGTTTTTGATACTGCAACCAACCCAAATCCAGTTAGAGTAGATGGTCCGCTACTATCAGATTATCCAGCAGGATCATTTATCGAAGATTATGAGTATGCTTTCCAAGAAGGTGACTTAGATCAATACAATGGTCGTTTTTGTAAGACTCCTGAATATCCTGAAGGTGTATACGCATACTTTATCTCTATTGACGCATCAGACGCTGGTAATCCAGTATTCCCATACATATGCGGTCCTCAATTATACTCACAACCTGATTCTTGGAACTACAGTCAAAACGCTGTTCAAACAAATATTCCTGCTGATGTTGTTAGATTTAGAGATCCTTATGAAAATGTTGACATAGATATTGATCGTCAACCAAACCAAGACACTGATATTCTTGTAACTGAAGATGGTCTTGAGTTAATCTTTGAAATTGAAGATACAAACCGTGATGGTGTTATCAATAACTTAGAAGATACTACACCTTATACTATTGCAGAAGAACCTGTATTACAATTATTTGATTACTACCCTAAAGTATCTACAAGATCTGAAGTTGATATCGATATTGAAACCACTACTAAATTTGAAGATGCTCAGATAGACGGATTTGTTATTGAAAATCCAGGTATTTCTTATAAAGTTAGTGATAAATTATTCTTTAATAATGATGATACACAAGGATTTGGTGCTTCTGCAAAGGTAAGTGCTGTTGCTGGTCTTTCCATACAGGGATACAGTTCTTATATGTCAGGAGATATGCCATATGGACGTATTACAACTCCAACAGAACACGAATTGCGTGTTGGTGATGAAATTATTGTTCAAGAGAGTCCAATACTAGATTCTACCAATAAGACATTCAAAGTTAAAGTTATACCTGGTGTTGAAAATGTTACTATAACTCAGACAGGTTTAGGTTACTCTGATGATATTCCTCCAACATATGAACTAATATCCTCTCAAGGTCAAGATTTTCAACTTACTTTGAATAGAACAGAGGCTGGTGCTGTTAATAGTGCTAATATTGTTAACTCTGGTTCTGGATATAGTCCTACAAATCCTCCACAGATTAGAGTATCACATCCACAAAGATTTAAAAAAGCATCATATTTCCTAGCATTTTTAAAAGAGCAGTCTGGAATCGTTTCTATTAATGATATTCAAGTAGCAGATGATCGTACATTCTATGTTTGTGGACATAGTTCTGTACCTAATGGTGATACATCTGGTATGCTCGCTAAGTTTAATAGTGATGGTCGTCTTCTTTGGAAACGTGCTTTAGTTCCATCATTACCAGCGTCGGGAACTAAAAACCTTAGTTTTAAGTCATTATATGTTGAAAACTCAAATCCACACAATATTTACGTTATTGGTGAACTATCTCCAAATACAACAAGTATTGTATACAACCCTGATATAGTTGTTATCAAATATCAGTCAGGTTTTGATAATGCTAACAATCCTGATGGTATTGTTCAATGGCAACGTGATATTGCTGGTATATCTGGTACTACACGTAGAGATTATGCTACAAGTATACATTTAGATCAACTTGGTAGAGTTATGATTGGTGGTTACACTGATTCAAACTCACTCAGTCCTGATGATATGTGGGTTGCATTACTTGATCTTGATGGATCAGTAATGGAAAAACGTAAAATTGCTTCTGCTTCTGGTAACGAACATCTACATCAGTTACTTTGGAAAGCAAATGATACATTCTTATTCTGTGGTATCAGTGATCCTGCTGGTTCTAGTGATATTATTCTTGGTGAGACATTCTATGATGGAGTTACTATTGAAGTTCAGTGGTCTAAAATTATAACCAATAGTAGTTACAAGTTTACAGATCCAACAATGTCTATTGACGAATATGGATCAGTTTATGTAACTGCCACTGCTGTTAATACTGATGGTAAAAACTACGGTGTTTTATATACAAAATTTGATAATGACGTATATACTTCTACTGTTGTAAGTAAGATGTTTGTTCCTACTGGAACTTATGCAAGTTGTAAGAATGGTGGTGTTAAATTTGATGTATTTGGTAATATTGACCTTTCTTGTAACGTTGAAAGAGATTTCAACAATGTAGAATCTGTAACCAGTAAGATTTCTTGGAATACTGGAAATATTATTAACTCTGCTTCTGTATCTGAAACAAATGGTATTGGATATGCAGCAACTGTAGTTTCTAGCGATAACTCAGGTGATACTATTGTTGCTGGTAATAAAGTAGAATCTGTACAACTAGCAATATTAAACTGGGATACTGCTGATAATCTTTTAGAAGACACATATAATGACACTCTTGCCACTGGTTCTAATAAAGCGTGGTATGCAACTGGTAATGCTGTAATAGATCAAACTAAAAAGTATGCTGGTACATCTGCTGTTAAATTAGATGCTCCAAACTCCTTGGCATTACTATATGGTGCTGATGTTGCGACATCTTGGACTGTTGAAGGTTTCTGGGCATTAGGTTCCACACAGTATGCAGCAAACAATACAACACCTCATTTCTACACTGTAACAGACAACGTTGCTAATGAAGTTAAGGTTGGTCTTGATGCTTCTTCTGGTGCTAATGCTGGTAAAGTATTCTTAGTTCTTGGTGGATCAACAATATACTCAACTGCTACTACTTACTTAACACCTTTTAATGCTGAAGCATTTGTACACGTTGCACTTAGTAAAGAACGTGTAGGTGTTGGTAATTATGTTTATAGAGTTTATGTTAATGGTGTTGAAGCAATAAACAATACAAGTACAACAGCTGATGTTAATTTAAAAGATGTAACTATAGGACCTAAAGGTACTCCAAGTTCCTCTGATAGTTGGATAGGATGGATCGATAACGTTGCTGTATCACAAAGTGCTACAAGAACTGAAGCATATACACCAGCTCTAGTAACTGGTACAAATACTACAACTCAAGCATTCATATACAAACTTGATAAAGATAAAACAAAACTTGGTTCATTCACTCTAAACAATGTAGAGACAGGACATACCTTAACAACCGCCTCCAACAGCAATTATACGTTTAATACCCAATCTACTACTGTTAGTCCTTGGACTATAGGTCCTGCTGGTATTCAAATCCTTGACTATGGTGATGTTGTTGCAAACCACGTACCAGGTTCACTGGTATTTACATCTACTGATGAAACATTTGCAAGTAGAACTGCAACTATTCCAACACCTGGTGGTAAGAAACTACTTCTAACAACTACTGTTATACCTAAATTCTACTTTAGAGATGCAAGATACTCTAGTATTGACCTTGTAAAAACACTTACATTCAATCAAAATGCAACATTTACTAAAGGTTCTACATTACAACAGTATTCTGTTATTGGTGGTGCTGATGTAGTCAGTGCATATGGTGTAATTGTTGATACTGGAGCAAACTTTGTTAAGATTGGTAAGATTATTGGTACATTTGATAACACAAAACTACTAAAATCTACTGTTAATGATGTAAACGAGTTAAGTCAGAGTTTTGTAGAAGAAAGTACATACCCACAATGGGTAACTAACACACCATATACTACTGGTGACATCGTTTATAACGATAAAAAGTGGTACACTGCATCATCTACTGCTACATCTGGCACTATTGCACCTGTTCATACTGGTGGTACAACAACTGATGGTAACGTAAACTGGGCATATACATCTGCTTCAGGTATTTTCATAATAGATCTTGCCAATACTTCTTACAGTGGTGGTACTTTAAATCAATTTGCTTCTTGGAAACCATTCTCAGCATCTGATTACACTATTAAAATTGAAGAAATCTATGCTGATTCATCATTTATTAAAGGAGATACCATTGATGCTGATGCTGTTAACTTAACTTTCTCTGTTGATGCTACTGGAAAGGTTGCAACATTTGGTGGATTGCTTGGTGTTAAGAAAATTAGTATCGCTGCAACACTTAGTAAGGACGTTATACCCACAGGATCACTTGCAAATACAGATATTGTTTATTGTTCTGCTACTAGCAGACATAATTTTGAGGTTAATGACATTATATTCACTGAAAACTTCTCTTCAAACGAATATAACGGATCATTCTTTATTAAAGAGGTATTTACATCAAGAGACTTTACATATAATTTAAGAAGCACTGCTGTACAAGATCCAACCTTCTCTGGAAGTGGATCTTCAGTATCTAATGTTAATATATACGCTAAACATCCTAAATTCTTATTTGTTAGAGGTCATCAGTACATATTTGACCTTGATGACAATTCAAACTTAGGATATTACTTATCTTTCTCTAAGGATAACCAGTTTAAATTGGAATATCCTTTCATTAACATCATTAGAGAGGGTACACCAGGTTTCACTGATGATGATTCACCAACTCCGTTGGTTAAATTTATAATTAATGAGGATGTTACTAACATCTCATACTATTTTGATCCGTCAAGAACTCTTCCATCTAATTCCCCTGTTGGTGAAGGATCGTTTATTGACGTTATACCATCACCTTATGCAGGAACATTTACTGTTACAGGAACCAGCAATGCTGGAAAAACATTCGACTTCGCTTTATTAAATGAACCAGAAAAAACTACTGCTGCTGTGGGGGACGATGAATTCGGTCTACCTCGTAGTTCTTACAGTACAACATCTCCAAAAGCAATTGGACCTATTGCGAGCATCAAGCTGGTAAATCCAGGTGGATTCTACCAAAAATTACCTATTGTTAGTGATATTTCATCTAACAGAGAAATTGAAAAGGTTCGTATCACTAATGGTGGTACAGAATACGTAAATGGCATCTATTATAACGTTCCCATCGGTGGAGATGGTGAAGGTGCTACTTGTAACATTACAGTTACTGATGATGGAGACTTTGAAGGTGTTATCACTGCTGTTGAACTAACATCTGCTGGAAAAGGATATACCACTGCATCTATTGACATCGATGCTATACCTGGCATCTTAGGACCTCTACTTGCTGGTTCTGGTGGTATTCTTGATGTTGTTATACCTTCTGAGGGTTCAGGTGCATCTGTGTTCTTACAAGGTAGATCAATCGGTAAGATCAAGAAACTTAAGAACAATGAATTTGGTTTCGGTTACTCTCACGATTATACACTAAAACCTGAGATAACATTCCCCGTAAACCTTCAACTGTTTAATACCGCTTTACTAGCACAAATTAAGATAACTGATCCAGGTTCTGGATATACCTCAACTCCTGCTGTTGTAATCGAAGGTGGTGGAGGACAAGGTGCTGCTGCTGATGCAATAGTTAAAAATAATAGACTTTCTGAGATTATTATCAAGGATCCTGGCTCAGGATACAGTTCTGAACCTTCAGTTACACTTAAATCAGAATTTAACTACGTTGTTAACGTTGATTTGGGATATCTACAGTTTAACTTCCCACACGGTATAACAAACGGAGCACAAGTACAGTTAAGAGCAGAGGATCTTGGATCTACAATCGGTATTCTTCCAAAACCAAGTTCTGCTGGTTTGGTCAGTTTATCTTCTACTCAAACATACTATGCTATTGCTGGAGAGGCAAATGGTCTTGAATCTGACCAGTTACGTATCTCTCTAACACAGTTAGATGCTGAATCTGGTTCCTACATCACATTCTTGACACAAGGTGAAGGTAGACAGGTACTTCTTACTGAGGTATTTGGTGGTCAAGCAACTGCTATCGTTGAAACATCTCGTTTCTTAGAGGGTGAACTTGTTTATCAGGGTTCATCTCTTGAACTTGCATCTGCTACTGGTTATGTTTCTACTAACGAAGGTTGGCAGATCGGACCTAGAATCCTTAAACTTGAGAACTATGATGGTGTATGGTTAGCTGGTGAACGTGTAACAGGTCAAGTATCTCGTGCTTCTGGTTTGATTGATAACCTTTCTATTGCGAGAGGTACACTTGAGATTGCATCTCTAACCACTACACCAGGTCAGTTTATTGATGACGTTGGTAAACCATCAGAAATTGTTCAAAAAATTCAAGATAGTTACTTCTATCAGAACTTCTCTTACGTTATTAAGTCTCAAACACCTATTAACCAGTGGAGAAAACCAGTTCTTGAAACTAATCACCCTGTTGGATTCAACTTATTTGGTGAACTAGCAATTACTGGTGGTAAGGATATTTCTGGAAGAAAAGTTGTATCTGACCTTGTTAAAGAAGTTAATATCAATAGTTTCACTAATATTAACCAGATTACATCATTTGCTAACGCACAACCAATATACACTGAGTTTAATAATACTGAAGTATTATTCAGACAGAAGAGACTTACTAACTCTGAGGAAATTCTAACTTCTATTGTTAAAAAGGTAGATAATATTTCTGACCAATTTGATGGGATTAAAACCCAGTTCCCTCTCAATGTTGAAGGTTCATCAGTAACTGCAACAGAAGACCAGATGTTCATTCTGTTAAATGGTGTTGCACAGTCACCAGGTACTTCATTCTCTACAACAGGACCTTCTATAGTATTCTCAGAAGCACCTAAAGCACCTTCTAGAATTAAATTCAGATCTATACAGTTCTCTCAACTTGTCATTACTAGAATGACATTTAGTACTATTGGTGGTATCTTCCCATTATTAGGTAATACAGTTCGTTCTCTACAAAATGAAGGTACTGCTGTAGTAATTGATTCTGGTGTTGACTATATTGATGTTATCAGTGTAGTTGGTAGTTTCCAAATTAACGATAACGTCCTCGCCAGTTCAACTGGGTTTAATGCCGTACTCTCTGCTAAAACCAATCTTACTTCTAAGACTATCTACGAACAAGGTGAAAGAATTACTAACTTGTCTGGTAAGTTTGCTATTATTGAAGAGAATAACTTATTAGATGGTGTTATATCTGATGACTTAGTTGTTTCTCGTACATCTGGTACTGCTGCATATGAAACTGGTGAATTTGAAATTAAGTTCAATGATATAATTTATTCTGCACGTTCTAAGATTGCAGCAACAGTTATTAGTATTTCTCCTTACCAAGATGCAGTATCTAATCAGATTATTGATACTGTTGATCTATCCCCTTCATCTACTTTCTTTGGTCTTGTATTCCAGAGAGTTCCTTCTATTACATATCCTAATGTTATTCTTGATAACATATCAGAAACAGTTATTAACCCAACTGAACTTTATACAGATGCTGCAAATAACCAAGACTTCTTAGACTTTGAAAACGTACGTAACCAAGAAATACGTTATGACAATTTAACTGGTACTGATTTTGCTGCTGGCACAGATATTCGTTTGAAGAAATTATACTTCACTAACTCATCGATGAGAATCCAACCTGACACTCGTGCATTTAACGCAGCAGAGGCATTGGAAAAGAACGCTGAGTTTATTGCTGAAGAAGCCGTGGGATTAATGTTGGCTTTCTACCCCTCCTTTACTATTCCAACAGGTAATCAAAATTGTATTGATGATATAGTTGATGTTCTTAATATGATTGCTTGGCAAGTTAAGTTTGATGGTAACTCTGAAGTTTGGGATATTGCTAATACTTACGTTCAAGGAAACTCAATATATCACGTTGATGGGCAAGTAGCACAGACTGTATATGCAATGGAGAAAGCAAGAGATCTTGCTCTTAAGTGTATTAATATGGAAATTATAGTTCCAGCTCACACTACAAAACAACAGTGGAGAGATACAACTGTAACTCCTGAGTATGTGGTTACTGATAATAGTCACGGTGATGCTAGAACACTATTACTTGCTAACAAATGGTATATTGCTCACGAGTCATTACATTATGCTAAGTTACAGAATCCTGGCTATACAGTTTCAGGTGGAGATGAGCATTGTCTATCTGATATTGTTGATGTTATTGAAGCATTAGGTTATAACACTGCACACGGTGGTAATGACTTCATATGGGAAGCAACTGATCGTATTCTTCACTATGGTGTTACTTCAGGTGATAGAAACACTATTGTTAATGCTTTCACAAAAGCAAAAACAATGGCAGTTCAGATTATACAAAATAATGCTGTTGCTAAAGTAGATACTTCACACGGTTGGGTTCAGTTTATTGATAATACAATTACTAATGATCCTGGTAATTGTGCTGCTGTACAATCAACCATCACTACATTGATGGACATTCTTATCAATGCTCTTGGTACAACCGCTTCACCTGGTACAAGAGAAGCATTCCAAGCAGCAGTAACTCAGACTGCACCTCAAGCAGATTACTCACAAGGTAGACTTTCATATCCAGTAGGTGATAACGCTTGTGTAAACCAAACATCTGCTGTAACTAACTTCTTTAGGATTATTACTGATACTCTTCAAGATCCTACTGGTGCAGATAAAACAACATATCAATGGTCTATCTTTAACTTACAAAGAGTTGAACCAGCATATGCTTTCCAAGATGCTGAGACTATTAAGTGTGTTAAACACAGTTATAAGAATAAGTCAACAGGTGGATTCTTCGTATTTGGTGATACTGTTAAAGGTATAACATCTGGAAATACTGCATCGGTTATTGGTTCTAATGGTGGTAGTAAATGGATTTACAGTAAAGATCCTAGTGGAGCATTTACTGTTGGAGAATACATTACTAACAGTCTATTAACTAATGTTGGTGTTACTGTAGATAATCTAGATTATGCTGTTGGTACTGGATCATTAGATTTCAATGGTAGTGCACATCTAACACATCCTGCAACTGAAAAACTTGCTCTAGGTGATGGTAGTGTTGCTGCTGGTGACTTTACTATAGAACTATGGATAAAAGCAACTTCTGTTAGTGGAGTACAGATGTTACTAGACTTCCGTAGTAGTACATCTGATACAGGTGCATTCTATCTACTTCTTAATAATAATCAAATTCGTTGGAATGTAGGTAATACTGATAGAATTACATCTACAGGAGTAGTTGCAAATACTTGGACACATATTGCTGTAACTCGTTCTACTGGTGTTACAAGATTATTTGTTGGTGGAACATTAGCAGGAAGTTATACAGATAATACAAATTATGGTAACTTACCAATTAAGATCGGTGCAAATGCTTCTAACTCTACAGGATTCACTGGTCATATGGAAAACTTTATGGTCAAGAAGGGAATTGCTGAATATACAGCATCCTTTATACCATCAGCAGTATATGATTCTTCTGATCTAAATCTATCATTTGGATTTGATGGTGAGGCACCTATTCCTATTATTAAAGGTGAAATATATGCTACATTCCAGCAAACCATAACTTCTACTGCATCTGCTGATAGTATAGAATTGTGGAGAAGTGAAATAATGACTGAAGAGGTTGATCTTAGTCGTCAGGTAGAAAGAGATTGTGCAGATATTATTGAAACAAATAAATTCTGGATTGCTGAAGAAGCAGTAGGTAGAATGAAAGCTAAGTATCCAGACTTTGTGATACCTGGTGATACTGGTACATCAACACAGGGTACAGATAAGTGTTTAAGAGATACTTATGAGTATATCATTCCTGCGATCTATAAAGATCTTAGATATGGTGGTAATTACAATAGTATTATTATTGGTAGAGGATATCTTGCTAACCAACAAGGTGAATTAGCACACGTTAATGAAGAACTACTTCAATCAATGTATGTTTGGAGAGAAGTTGCTAAACTTTGTATTGATGTAATTACAAAAGATCAAGCTGATTTAACTGGTGAGTACACAACACGTATTCGTGTTCCAAATTACTTCAGTGCTACACCTGGTAGTAACATCACAACTTACATTATGTCATTGATGGATGACCTTCTTGATGTATTAGGTCCTACAGGACATAGATTTAGAGATGGTGCTGATTTACTATACTTCAACCGTAAATGTATTGCTGATGAGGTTGTTTACTGGTTAGAAGAAAGATATACAGTTACTATCAATAACGTAGATGTAAACCAACTTTATATACCTGGTGGTTCACCTGGTCGTGAGAAGTGTGTAAGAGATATTAGGGATCATATTATTCCTGCTATTGCTACAGATTTAATCACTGGTGGTAACTCTAATGCTCAAGGAATTATTGATTCATACTTGAATAGTGCTGGATTTATAGGTGATGTAGAACACGAGTTACTTCCAATGTTAGAAGCGATTGGATATGCTAAGTGGTTGATGGAAAAAGCACTACAAAACTTATTAATATCTCGTAATGAGAATATTGCTAATCTTCCTGCTGGTTCTACAAATGCAGATACTATTGATGACTTCTTCCAGTTCCAATACACTGACTTACCAGCATTTAGAAAAGCATATGATGCAGCAGTTAACTACGACTTAACAGGTAACGTAATAACAGAAAGTACATTCAATCCTCCAGATCCAAAGATCTACACAGGATCACATCGTGCTTTAGATGCTGCTGATCTCATCAATGCTAACAAACGTACTATTGCTGAAGAAGCAGTTGATCTGACAGTTAAACAAAGTGCATTCAAACATTATAATTTCAGAGTACCTGGTGGTAAGGTTCATTGTGAAGATGATATTGTTGATATTTTAGATGGTGTTATTCACGATTTAAGATTTAGTGTTAATGAAAAAGTATACGAAGCATCTGAATTATATTTGAATAGTGATATGGGTCTGAAGCACGTAACAGATCAAGCAGATGAAACCATCTATGCTATGAGAATGGCACGTGATATGGCAATCCTCGCCATCCAGAACAAACTTGGGTTTAATCCCTATGAATCTGAGTATGAAACAGGTGGAGCACTTGGTGGTGGTGGAGGTGGTATAGAATCACGTCCTGATTACGATTATAACGCTGGTGGTGGATTTGCAACATCAACTGAAGCTGGTAACAAATATTATGATGCTTCTAATGAAATTAAAAATAATTTAAGATTTATCGCCACTACTGCTGTAGGTCGTGGTTTGGCACAATATTCTAGTCTTACATTTGGTGGATATGGTTATCAATCTTGTGTTGATGATGTAATTGATGTTCTAGAAGCAGTTACATTTAACTTAGCACACGGTGGTAATAACATTGTTTGGTATGCTAGTGATTTCTATATCACTATTAGTAATGCTGTACAACACATCAACTCACAAGCAGCACAAGTTAAATATATCTTTGAACAAGCAAGAGACATTGCTATTCAGGTAATGAGACAACAGTTGGTTACTGTTAATGGATATACCGAAGGATATGCTGTCTACGATAATACTATTACTATTGATAATAACGGTGCAACAACTGGACAGTTAACTCCTACAGATGCAGCATATACTCCAACAAACGGTAATCTAGTTATTACAAAAGCAGGACATAATCTTCAGGTAGGTGATAGTATTACTCTTGATCCAAATTCATTAGTATTTAATTGTACATTTGATGGTAATCAATCTAATAAATCATATCCAAGACCTTGGGATCCAGCCTCTGGTGCAACTCTACCAATTACTGCAAGAACAAATGATACATTCACTGTAAACGTTGGTACAACATCTAATGGAACTCACGATGTAAGTTTTGCTATTTACGAAGAAGATACTGGTAATCTATTCTTAGATATTGGTAATCACAATCTTACTCCTGGTAGACATATCAGAATGCCTGATAATGCTGTATCATTCTTATGCCCTTATGGTAATGGAGTTCATACGTATGTAAGTGGTGTAAATAACGCTATTGTTGCATCAACTGGTGGAAGTCATACTGCTGGTTCAGGAACAACATACGATCCTATCACAGGAAATCTTGTATTAAATATTGGGTCTAATACCCTCACTGCTCCTACAACTCATACTGCATCTAATGTTGCTTACAATCCAACATCAGGTGTGATGACAATAACCGTTACAAGTCATCCATTTAGTAATGGAGATCAGATATTAATAGCAGATAACTCTCTATCATTTACTTGTGGTGAAGATAGTAACGCAACAAATCATTACTATCCAAGACCATCTGATCCTGCTAGTGGTAAATGGTTAACAATATCAAATGTTAGTGGTGATAACTTTGATGTACAGGTTCTAGAAAACACACCTTCTACAAACCAGACTACACATAGTTTTGTATGGGCTAAAACAAATGGAATTAGTTATGCTACTTCTACAGTTACTATCGCTGACGGTGCTGTAACATTTACTTGTGATGCTGATAATCACGGTTCTAATCACTCATATCCAAGATCAACTGACCCTGTATCTGGAACTAACGTTGCTGTACAAGCAAGATCTGGATCTACAATAACAGTTAATGTTGGTGTATCAACTGGTTCTAATAGCACCAAGTCATATCCTCGTTCAACAGATTATGCTAGTGGTAAGTCATTAGAAGTCTTAGAAGTTGGAGATTCTACATTTACTGCGACAAACGCAACATATAATCCCACAACTGGTATTATGGTGATCACTTCTGTTGCTCACGGATTTAATAATGGTGATCAGGTAATGTTTGACACTAACTCATTGAACTTTACTTGTTCAATGGATAATTATGGTAGTGTTCATTCATATCCTCGTTTAACTGACCCTGCTCATAACATATATCTTCCTGTTCAGAATAAAACTAATGATACATTTGAAGTTAATGTAGGTACATCTCCAACACAACTATACAGTCCATCTAATGTTGTATATAACCCAACAACAGGTGATATGGTTATCACAATCGGTAGTCATAGTTTAGTTGCTGGTGCACACGTTAAACTTTCTGATAACGCTTTCACATTCACTTGTTTAGAAGATAATAACGCAACAACTCATTCATATCCTAGAACAACAACTACAACACATACCTCAACTGACGCAACATACAATCCAACAACAGGTATAATGACTCTTCGTGTTCCTCAACACGGATTTGTAAATGGTGATCAAATCAAAATTGCTGATAATTCATTAATATTCAAATGTGCTGCTGATGATTATTCTACAAATCATAGTTATCCAAGATCAACTGACCCTGCATCTGGATCTTGGTTAGAGATATCAAATATAACTACAAACACATTTGATGTACAGGTTCTATTATCTACTGAGATACCTTCCACAAACACAACTACACACGCATATCAATCTTCTACTGCTTCCAACATTACTTGGAAAAAAGATAGAGCATATGATGTTCCTTTAACAGTCAAGAGTGCTACAGACACAACTATTACAGTTAATGTTCTAGCATCTGGTAGAACTCCTTCTACAAACACAACTACTCACACATTCATTAGTGCTGCTGCTAATTCAGTTAGTGTTGGTGGAAACTATACACATCAATTTGTATCTGCTAAAGAACACGGTATCAGATTTAGAAATGGACGTATTAAGGTTAATGTAAACCCATCTCCAACAATCTATCAGTATCCACATACATTCATAAGTGCTATTACTGGTGCTGTAGAGTATGGTGGAAATTATACACATACGTTTGTAAGTGCTAGTTCTAATGCAGTCAACTGGGTACAAGGTGGTGGTGGAGCATCTCGTTGTTCTAACCAAGCATCTGCAATTACAACGTTGATGAATATTACTGTCAATCTATTTGATTCAAGTAATACAAGTAATCCAAGATCATACTTAGATAATATTACAAGAACACTACCAGGTGAATGGCCACTAACAGGTGAACGTGCTTCTGTAAGAGATACAACAATAACATATGACACTGCTGGTAATGGTGAATGTGCTGTTGTAGCGTCTTCAATCAATACACTATTCTCTATACCAATCGGTGTTATCCAAACTGCTGCTGCTGGTAATGGTAGTTACCTTGTAAATCAAAGTATTACTAAGACAGTCACACCTGTAGGGTATCAATCTGGTAATACACTTCTAAGTGGTGGAGGTATTTGTTATAACGTAACATCTGCTGCTGCAACATTAGCAGACTTAATTGAAGATACATTGGGTGGTGCACCTGAGATGTATCGACAGGCAGCAAAATTATTGATGTTTAACAACGAGTATATTGATAAAGAAGCATATTATAAGTCAGTCAATAATTACTCAGGATATTCTGCTGAGATAGAGTTTGGTACAAATATCCGTAAGGCAATGATATATGACATCATTACTGGTGGTAATATAGCAACTATCCAATTAGTTAATAGTTGGTTTGATAGTAATGGTAACTTTGTTGCTTATCCTGGTGTCTTTAGGACATATTTGATATATCACGCTGAAGCGGTGAAAGAATATATGGTTAATACCGTAGAGCAAGATTGTCTCAACCCAGGTCCTAATAACTCTGAGATTCCTTATACTAATAGAGAACTACGTCCTACTGCAACTGCTGTACATAAGATTCATCAATTATTCCACTTAGTAATGGTAGGTCTTGAGAGATCTTCACTTCCTACTGTATATCTAACTGAATCTATTGACGTTGGTGTTGCTGTTAATACTGATGGTTCTATAGATTCTGTTGGACATAAATTTGAAGCATACGATGTGGTCAATTATATTGTTCTTGGTACTGCTGTTACAGAACTTGATAGAGCACAATATTATATTCACCCAAATACAACTACAAACAAAATATACCTAACAGAATATATTGACGGAGATGTAATAACAAGTCTTACACCTGGCACACCTGGTCAAATTCATACATTCTCTGTTGGTGTTAACAACGGTATACATCGTGTTGAGACCACATATGGTACTAGAGATATTCCTACACCTATACAAGGTGGAATTAATACTGCTGATATATTCTTCGGTGGTACAAGTGGTGCATATGCTGAAGTAATCAGAATACAAGATAACCTTGCACAAGTTTTATACAAGGTAGAATATGTTCCAGTAACACATACAAGTGGATCTGTTAAGTTTGAAAATGGTGAGCAGATTGTTAAGGTAGGTGCTACAGGAAATACTGGTACAGTCCTTGCAACTGATAATTCAACTTATATTAAAGTTATAATGTCTGGTGGAACATTTGCAAATTCAGATAATCTTGAGGGTATTACATCAGGTGCAACTGCTACTGCATCAGCATCTCCACATAAACGTATCCTCGTCAACTTTAAACAGGGTGAATTTATCGCTACCGATATAATATACAGTAAGCAAGACTCTGGAAAAGCAAATGCTCTTATTGTTAGAAATAATGATGGTTCATTGCTTGATAACCAATCAGGTCGAGTAACATATGATGTATCTACTGTAGTAGGTTCCTTTGAACCTGGTGATGTTATCTACGGTTCTGTTACTGATCAGATTATTGAAATTGAAGGATTTAATCAATTACCTAATTTTGGTGAGTATCTCCATACAACAACAATTACCAGATTTACATATTCTGCGTTAATTACTGATACTGGAGTTACTGATACTTTCCAAGTTGGTGATACTTTACAATTACAAAATGCTGGACAGTCTGTAGGACATACATTTGTTGTTACTGAGCACGATGCTGATAACAATCACGTATACCTTGCAAATGAAACAGGTAGATTCTCTGCTATTGGTGATGACTTAACAGTTGTTGCTGGTGACGCTGCATATACACTTTCTAAGATTCCTGCTGGTTCAAACTTCCCAAGTGTTTATACACAAGGAATCGCTGCGGTAACTATTACAAATACGAGTGCATATGGAAGAATCGAAAAAATTGAACAAATTGGTATTCGTGCGATCATTCATTTGGGTGATACTTCTGGAACATTCGTCAAAAATGCTCAGATCATCGGTGATTATGGATTCAGAGGTGCTTGTTCTGTTGCTAAGACTTTACGTGGTCGTGTTAGAAGGTTCTTTAGAGGGTTTGACGGAGTACAGAAAAACTTTAAATTAACTCAAGAAAACGGTACTGCATACTTCCCAGATCCAGCTGGTCATATGATGATATTTGTGAATGGTATTCTACAACCACCAGGCGGTAATAACGCATTCACTGCATTCTCAGATAATATACAGTTTACTGAAGCTCCTGCTGCTGGATCTAGTTTCCACGGTGTGTACGTAGGTAAGTTAAGACAGTTAGATGATATCTCATTCGACTTTGACTCATTACGTAACTCATTCAACTTGAAGTTAAATGGAGTGTTCTACTCATTGACTCTAACTGATGGTGTACAGTCAAATACAATCTTACCTGAGAACAATATTATATGTCAGTTAAATGGTGTTATACAGGAACCAGGTATCGGTTTTGAACTTGTTGGTTCACGTATTATCTTCTCTGAAGTTCCTCGTGCTGGTTCTACATTCGTTGCATTCTCTTATGTTGGTTCTGATGTTGACGTTATCGCTGCAACAGTCGTACCTCCTATTGAATCTGGAGATAACTTATTCATTGAAGGTGAAGAATTTGAAAGAGAAGTTGCTCTTATTGAATCTTCTAACTCACTAATTACATTTGAGTATACAGGATCTGTACGTGGACGTAATGCAGATGCCCTTGCAACTATTGAGAAAGGACGTATTACTGAAGCAATACTTACAAACTCAGGTGATGGTTATACAACTCGTCCAAACGTTGATGTGATTTCCTCCTCTGGTTTCGGTGGTAAGATCAAAGCACTTGTTGGTCTTGCACGTATTGATGTTAAGAATGCTGGTCAAGGTTATGTACAACCTACAGTTACTGTTTCTACTACGGTTGCAGATGATTTCTTAGGACCTACAGGTGAAGGTGTTAACGGTGGTATTGATATCTACGATCCTAATTACATTCCAACAGGTGAATCTCAAGCACAAGGTGAAGTTCTTATAACAGTTGCTTCTCAACCAGTTAACGTAACTGTTAACCAAGGTCAGACTGCTTCGTTTACTGTGGTTGCAACTACAACACCTAGTGGAAATACAATCAATTATCAGTGGCAGAAGAAGGATTACGGAACTGATACTTGGATAAATATTGACGGTGCTACATCAAGTGTTTACACTACTCCTGTCACAACTCAGGGTGATGGTGGCGATGAATTTAGAGTTGGATTAACTTCCACAGGTGCTACACCTACACTCTCTAACGCTGCTACATTGACAATCAACATCGGTGCAACAACTGTTGATAACTTCACACCTGATCAAATATTCGATGACAACTAATGGCAGCAGAAGGTACTTACAATCCAGCGACGAAGATATTAACCATAACAGGTGATGGGATGCCAACTCCTGTGTCTTATGGCACATTTCCTAATGTAAGTAATCCATATACACCAACAGCATATACTTTTAACCATTCTTTCTTGTATAGGGGTGGAGAAAATACAACTGCTTCTGGTTCAACACCAGTGGGTATCATTGGTATGAGTGCTAATGGAGTTGCAATATACAATGCTAGTGCTGCCAATGGTCCTGACGCATATAATGTGTCAGTTACAGTAGGTGTAGATAGTGTTAGTGGACAATCTACAGGTGTATTTTATTTTAATGGTATAGAAAAACCAGCATTTGATATTAAGATTGGAGCAACATATACTTTTGATCAATCAGCAACATCTAATGCTAATTACAATGCTATGCACCACCCAATGATGTTCAGTACATCTAGTGATGGAGAATTAGCTGGTGGAGATCATTATATGATGGGTGTCACTTACAAATTAGATGGTGTCACTAAAACTATGATGGAGTACGTTATGCAGTTTACTTCTGCTACCACACGTACAATAACTTGGGTAGTACCCAGTAATGCACCATCAACGCTTCACTATTGGTGTCATTATCACACAGGACAGGGTAATCAATTAAATCTGAGCAGCACTGTTGGTGATCCTCCTTCAGGATTCCATTGGGTTTCTGCTGGTGACGAGGCAATGGTGACATTTGGTGAGGATGGTTGTGGTGGACATCCTGAAGCATCTGGACAGTATCATTATCACGATGCTGATATGTTGACTTGTTGGAAAACAAACCAAGTAATGTCTGGTTATAACGATTACTATGGTCAAAGTCAGTTTGGACAGGATAATATGCGTCACCCTGATGGACATTCTAAAATTTTAGGATTTGCATTTGATGGTTATCCTGTATATGGACCTTACGGATATAATAATCCGACTGATAATACATCAGCAGTTGTTCTTATGAAAACTGGATATCAACAAAAAATGAGTATTGCTACTGGTCGTCCTGCATATGGTACAACTTTTGCTAATCCTCCTATAGGAGCATTAATGGAAGATTATGAATATAATGCTGATACATCTGGTAGACACTTAGATGTTTATAATGGTCGTTTTTGTAATACTCCAGAATTTCCAAGTGGAACCTTTGCATACTTTACAACAGTATGGGAAGATCAAACTGAGACTAAAGAGTATACAGTAACAGTTACGAGTGAAACTGATGGTAACAGATATAGAATTGATGGAGCACTTCATCCAAACTTAACATTTATTAAAGGTAGTACATATAAGTTCATACTTTCTGATGCTTCCAACCTGAATCATAATTTATTATTATCTGACGCATCTGATGGTTTTCACGGTGCTGGTACTACATACACAACAGGTGTTACTCAAGTGGGCACACCTGGTACTGCTGGTGCCTATATTGAAATTACAGTTGGCGAAACTGCACCATCACACTTATATTATTTTTGTCAATTTCATCCAAGTATGTCTGGAACCAGTACTATTACTGTAGTTCCAAATCGCTATCTAACTCCTAAGTTTCCATACATATTTGGTCTTTCATCAAAACAGACGCTAAATATACCTAGCAACCAAGGTGTTGGTGCACCTCCTGCTAGTGGAGGTGAAAGTGAAGGAGGTAGTAGCACACCACAAACACCTAGTCTGGTAATTACAAATCAACCTACCAATGCAACTATTGCTGATGGTGGTACACAAACTTTTAGTTTGATTGCTGTAATTGAACCTGAAGCTGGTACTATCGCTTACCAGTGGCAAGTATCTACCGATGGTGGATTTACTTGGGCTAACCTTACAGGACAGAATAGTTCTTCCTTGCAAGTAGTAGCACAAGCGTTTATGTCAGGTTACAGGTATAGATGTGTGTGTATAGGTCCTGTTGGAGAACAGACACAAGCATCTAATTCACCTCTTGCAAGTAACCTAGCAATCCTCACCGTAACAGGTGGAACGAGTCAACAAGATACATCTGGTATTTTGAAGTGGGACAGTAATGTCGGTAAATTTGATATGACTTCAGTTCCTTTTGATAGGGACAACAATAACCCAGACTTTACTAGAAATAATATCAGACTTGACGCAACTAATTATGAATTCGACCTTACATAAATAAAAACGTAGAATAACCCCCCTACTATGGCTAAACAGAATCTCAATATTGGTGTAAGTGCCAATGATGGAACAGGTGATACCCTGAGAGATGGTGCTATAAAACTCAATAATGTTATAAACGAGTTATATACCTTTCTTGGCGATGACACCAATCTACAAATTAGTGTTGGATCTCCATCAACCAACCAAGTTTTAAAATGGAACGGTTCAGTATTTACTGAAGGACAACTTGCTGCATCTAATCTGACAGACGTGGACGTTAGTGGGGTTACTAACGGACAGGTTCTTAAGTGGAATACTGCAAATGCTCGCTGGCAGCCAGGCGACGATCTACAAGGTGGTGGTGGCGGTGGTTCATCTATTACTAACCTAACCAACAATGGTTCTGGTAATGTTGTTGTAAATACTCATTTTTTACCTAATAGTGATAATACATTTGATCTTGGATCTTCAACTCTAAGATTTCGTGATGGTTATTTTACAAACGCATCTATCTTCTTGGGTGATACCGCTATAAGTGCAGATCCAACTACACAAGAATTACAAAGAAAGAAGAAGAAAACACATACTGTAGAAAGTATTAACACAGGTGCAACTAGAACTGTATCATCAAAACTATCTTCTGAAGACTCAACACAAGAAGAGCAATTCAGAACTCGTTTTAGTGCTATGACAGCTGGTACTAAGTTACATATCGAAGATTCAACTGGTGCAAAAGCAGAGGTTGATTTTGTATCGTTTACTGCTCAGAATGGTGCAGCACGTGGTTTTATTACAGTTAGTGCTGCTGGTGACAACCAATCTCAAGAATTATCAACCACTAACCCTGTTCATATAACATCTGTAAATAAGATGTTGAGTGAAGATGAAACAGGTACAGTTGCAATAACAGGACAAAAATTAGATTTTGGTAGTAGCAATACTATTGAATTTGATAGTTCTGGTAACTTACAGATTCCAGAGTCTGCTGAACTTAAATTTGGTAGTGGTGCAAATAAAAAACTATCATTCGATGGTAGTGACAACTTGATTCTTGCTGCTGGTACAGATATTCAGTTTGGTACTACTAACAAAATTAGTATGGACGCATCTGGTAACTTAACAGTTCCAGACGGTGAATTACGTTTTGGTACAAGTGCACGTAAATTAAAAATTGATACTGATGGAAACTTAGAACTTCCTTCTAACGGTACAATTAATATTGGTACCAAGAAAATGAAGATTGGTACTAACGGTGATATTGAAGTTGATAATGGTAGTGGATTTAATGAAATTGGTGGTGGTATTGGTTCTCAGTTGAACAATGCTCCTGCTGGTTCTTCTATTATTAAAGGACACGATAACTCTACTATCTACAAACCATCTCCAACAATTTTATATGTGTTCACTGCTAATGGTATGACGAATTACATAGTAAATGGACCTGGCTCTGCAAGTAATGCTGCTAATGGTCCTCTTGTAGTTCATAGAGGATTTACTTATGATCTTAAGAACAATGCTGGTGGACATCCACTAGAAATTAGAACTTCTGATCAAGGTTCAGAATATACAGGTGGAATTTCAGGAAGTAAAACAGCACTTCAAGTTTGGACAGTTCCATTCGATGCTCCAAACACCCTTTACTATCAATGCACATCACACCCTGCAATGATAGGTACAATCACAGTCAAATGATTAAATGGCAAGAACAGTCCCAGGACAAGGTGCAGTAATTGAACCACTCTTTAATTCTATATTTGGCGTTAGAGATGTTTTTGTGGTGGATGGCGGTAGTGGTTATAACCAGTCTGACCCACCTCAGTTAACTATCGGTAACTGTGGAACTCCTATTAGAGAAGCAGTTCTAGAACCTATAATTACTAACGGTCAAATCGCTGCTGTAAAAGTATTAGATCCTGGTGAAGGATATGATCCATTTAGGATCAAAATAGAAACTGCTGGTAATGGTAAGGGTGCAGCAGCAAAAGCAATATTATACGAGACAGATCAAATTGATATTAATGGTAATGTATTTGCTCCTGCTGGATCAATTCAATATATTCAGGTTTTATCTAATGGAGATGAATATTTTTCAGATGTTGTAACTGCTACAGTTGAAGGTGGTGGTGGATCTGGTGCTGAATTACGTCCTGTTACGGGTCTTGTAACGGGTTTATCATTAGAACAAGCTGGATCTAATTATGAAATAGGTGACGTTAACTTAATTGTGTCTGGTGGTGGAGGACAGGGTGCAACTGGTGTTGCTGAAGTTAATGAATTTGGTATTGTTAAATCAATCAATATATCAAATCAAGGTGAATTTTATGAGACACCTCCTGTTATTCTATTGAATGGTGGTGGTGGATCTGGTGGTAAAGCAATAGCAACTGTTGATCTTGGTGCTATTATTGATATTTCTGTCACTAATCCTGGTGGTGGATATTCAACTGCTCCTTCAGTTCTCTTTACTAGAAATACAAACTTAACTAAAACATCAAGAAATAGACAAGCATTTAACTCTACACTATATGATATTACTGGTCTATTGACAAATGTTGATGAGAATGATCAAACGATATTTGTTCAAACAACTGATCCATATCCAGGTTCAGGAAAAATATTAATTGGAAGAGAAGTAATAAGATATACAGGTAAGACAGGTACATCATTTACTGGTTGTGACCGTGCATTAAACTTTAGATACGATCAAAAAGTAACATTAGATGCACTTGCAGATTCTAATGCTGGTGTATCAGGATATAATTTCTTTGTTGGTGATAGAGTTGTCAGAACTAATGAAAGTTCTGGTAATAAAATTGCTAGGGTATATGATTGGATACCATCTGAAAGAGCATTGTATCTGACATTTGAAGTTGACGAACTAGCATTTATTGATGGTGGTTCATCTCAAATTAAATCTCAGGTTATTGACTTTTATGCTGGTGTTGCATCATCTACTCAAACTGGTGTTGAACCACATAATATTATTGATGAAGCAGGATCAACTATAATCACATTAACAGATCCTATTAGTTCAATAGCTGATAAAAACTTTGAAGATATTGCTGAATTAGATGGTGCTGGTGACGGTATACCTGATTTGATCAATACTGGCACTGATTTTGCTGGAGAGATAAATCTAGATGGTGGTGTAGCATCATCATTATATGGTATTGAGGAAACATTAGGTGGTACCAATACAACATTGTTTGCTGTTGGAGACCAAATGTCTGATGGTTCAAATCCTCCATTATCACCTACAGTATCCGTTGCGGGTTCATTAGGTGATGGAGATGTACACGTTGCACAAGTAGATTTCTTATTCCGTTCACATACAACAGGTAACTATACTGTAGGTGAAACGGTTGTAGGATCTATCACTGGTATCACTGGTATAGTTACCGCTTGGGATGCAGCAACAAAAACCTTATCAATAGGTTCAACTGTAGGAAATGCTGGTAATTTCTTATGGAATAGTAATGAAACAATCACAGGTAATGGGTCTGGAATTGTGGGAACGATACAACAAATTTTCTATCCTTCCTCAGTTCGTAATGAACCTGATTAAACCTAGTATAAATAAAAGGAAGGCAATAGCAGTCATATGGCACTACTAACTGACCAATTTAGAATATTCACTGCGGAGAAGTTCATCAAATCACTTGAAGGTCCTGACAAGAACCAGAGTGACATAGCTGCTGGTGCAAACAGAGATCGCTTGTATGTTTTTATTGGTAGACCCCAAGAATGGGACAACGAAAACAATCCACCAACACCTGTTGATTCATTTCAGGAGTTCTCTGACGCATATGATGATATGATCTCTATGAAGCGTGTTCTTGCTAATGACGCTGTACAGGTTATACGTCGTATTGACTGGATACCTCCAGAACAAACTACTGGTGGTTTGGGTTATGTGTACGATATGTATCGTCACGATTACTCATCTAGTAAGACTGCATCTTCTGGTGCTACTAAATTATATGACGCAGATTTCTACGTTGTAAACAGTTCATATCAAGCATATAAATGTATCTACAATGGAACGTCGCCCTCAGATCCGAATGGTAAACCATCAACGGTTGAACCGACAGGTACATCTACATCTATTATCACGACTGCTGATGGTTATCGTTGGAAGTATATGTTTACTATCCCTGTTGGTCAGGTTTTGAAATTCTTCTCTGGTGATTATATGCCAGTTTTGACTGATACTGCTGTTATATCTGATGCTGTTGGTGGTGAAATTGATACAGTTGTTATCCAATCATCTGGTTCTGGATATAACAATGGTACATATGAAAACATCCCTGTAAAAGGAGATGGTACTGGTGGAAGAATCTCAGTTGTGGTTGATGGTGGACGTATTGTAAACGCTACTGTAACCTCTGGAGGATCTAATTATTCCTTTGGTAAAGTTATTATTGATGAGATTAATGGTATTGGTGCTGGTACAGGTAGTGGTGGTGCTATTGACGTAATCATTCCTCCGAAAGGTGGACACGGATCTAATCCAGCAATCGAACTTGGTGGATATCGTGTGATGATTAACACGAAGTTTACTTACGATGAAGGATCAGGTGACTTCCCAACTGATAACGATTACAGACGTATTGGATTAAATTTGAATCCACTTAAATACGGTACTGAAGAACTTGCAGATGCTATTACATTATCATCTACAAACGCTGTGATATTTTCTCCAGATTTCACAGGTTCATTCAACACGGATGAAATTATTACACAAACTCGTACTATTGGTGGTCAACAGGTGACTGCTAGAGGTAGAGTTGTTTCTTGGAACTCAACAACTAAAGTTTTGAAATATTATCAGAACAGAGTTGATGGTATCTTCCCAGAAATTTCTGGTAACAAAACTGTATTTGATGGAGGTAATACAGTTGTAGGTTCAGGATCTGGTACTTCTGCTGACCCTGATATTAACTTCCCTATTATTCCTGGTGAGGCAACACGTGTTATAAACAACACGGAATATGACCTAGGTATGTCGTTCACATCTGGATATGCAAAACCAGAAGTGAAAAAGGACTCTGGAAAAGTCATCTACATAGACAATAGGAGAGCAATCTCTCGTGCTGGAGACCAAATTGAAGACATCAAGATCGTAGTAGAGTTCTAAAACAATGCCACAGAATACCAATCTGAACATATCGCCATACTTCGACGATTTCGATAAAGCAAATAACTTTTATCGAGTTCTATTTCGTCCTGGTTATCCGATTCAAGCAAGAGAATTAACAACTCTGCAATCTTTGATGCAGAATCAGATTGAATCTTTTGGTACTCATATGTTCAAGGATGGCTCGATGGTCATTCCTGGTCAAATAGGTTATGACTTAGATGCAAAAGCAGTATTACTTCAAGGATCATTTTTAGGAGCAGATGTTGAGCAATATAGAACTAATTTAACTGGAACAATTATAAGTGGTTTAACTACAGGTGTAAAAGCAAAAGTTATATCTTCAATTCCAGCAACAGAATCATCTCGTGGATATATCACATTATATGTTAAGTATCTAACATCTGGTGGTGATGAATCTACTGAAAGAACATTTGTAAATAACGAGCAGTTAATATCTGAGACTGAAATAACTTATGGTAATTCACTTATTGAAGTTGGAACTCCATTTGCACAGTTGTTACCTACTAACTCTACTGCTGTAGGTTCTACTGCAACTATTGCTAGTGGTGTATATTTCATTCGTGGATATTTTGTTGATGTCTCTGAACAAACAATTATTCTTGATCAATATACAAACAATCCTTCGTATAGAGTTGGTCTTGAAATTTTTGAATCTATTGTTACTCCAGAAGACGATCCAAATCTAAACGATAATGCCACAGGTACGTCTAATTATTCTGCACCAGGTGGTCATAGATTTAGAATTAGAACTTCTTTAGTTAAGAAAGTTATTGATGATGATACAGATAAAAACTTTATTGAACTTTTAAGAATCAATCAATCTCAGATTGAAACTTTTGTAGAACGTTCAGCATATAATGAATTAGCAAGAGAACTTGCAAGAAGAACATTTGATGAGTCTGGTGATTATACTATTCGTGACTTTGATGTTCGTATTAGAGAGCATAAGAATGATGGTGCAAATGGCGGTGTATATTTACAAGGATCAACATCACCTGGTGGTATAACAGCATCAGAAGCATATTATGTAATTGAAGTTGGACCTGGAAAGGCATATGTAAGAGGTTATGAATCTGAAACTCTAGTTCCTACTTTTGTAGATTTAGAAAAATCAAGAACTACTGTTGCATTACAAAACTCTATCGTTCCATTTGAACTCGGCAATTATATGTTGATGAATAATGTAAAGGGTTCTCCTATTGTAAATGGAAACAGTATTACAGAAAACTATCAAGTTGTTGAGTTTAGAGATGTTAAACCTAACGGATCTTTAGCTGCAACTGGTAATGTCATTGGTTATGGTCGTGTCGCTGCATATGAATATCATAATGGTACTAACGTAACATCTGCTTCTACAGTATTCAAAGCATACGTATTTGATCTACAACCACTAACTTTGATGAAGTTAAGTCAAAGTGTAACAGTAGCACAAGGTCACGTTATTAGAGGACGTACCTCTAAAGCAAAAGCATTTGTAGAGGCAGATTATAATGGTGTTGATCTTATTAAATTGTATCAGTCATATGGACAGTTTAAAACTGGTGAAGTTATTGAGAGAGATGGTGTAGAAATTGGAACAGTTGTTGAAACATTTACACACGAAATAACTGATGCTAAAGGAATGATAGGTAAAGATCCTGATACAAATGCAATTATTTTTGCTGGTGATTTCCTATTAGATCAAGAAACAATCATTCTTGGATCTAACTTTAATGTTAGTTCTAGTGGTGGTACTGGTACTATTACTGGTACACAGTCTAACTTTACTTTAGACCTCAGACCAGGTGATCAATTAACATTTAACAATAGTAATACTTTATACATTGATCTTATCAACTTATCAGGAACAAATATTGATAACAATCTAACAAGTGCAACTACAGCAACTTATAGTGGTAACAATATTCCAGCAGGAGATTATGGATTTATGGTTCGTCAAAGACCACAAATATATGATAGAGAAACTGCTGACTTGATGATTGAGATGCCCAAAGAATCAATCAAGTCCATCTCAGATGAATCTGCAATAGTTGCACGTTCATTTGACGACATTACAGTTACAGGAGCAAATGACTTTACTATTTCCTTACCAGCAGACGAACAGTTTTTGGCATATGATAAAGATCATTATGCCTTGGTGGAACTCGCACCAACCGCAGGAACACTTATCGACATCGAAAGCAACCTCTCATTTAATAGCACAGGTACACCGAGAACTTCCTTAACAGTATCTGGTCTTACAGGTGTAAATACAGTACGTTTAGTTGCATCAGTTTCTAAAAACTCAGCTGAGAAGAAACTTAAAAACGCAACTCAGATGGAAGTTATGAAAGTAGAGAAAACTGCTAACTCATCTGATAATGTTAAATATGGTTTGTCATACGGATCATTGTATGGAACTCGTATTGAAGATGAAGAGATATCTTTAGGATCTACAGACGTTTATAATATACACGCTGTATATGAATCAAATGATGATAATGCTGCTGTGATTCCTAATTTGACAATGCAGGATGCTACTATCTTTAACAAAGGTACAATTATTGAAGGACAGACATCTAAAGCAAAGGCACGTGTTGTAAACTTTAACTCTGTTTCATATGTTTGTCATTTTGTATATGAAAATGAAAGTCTATTCTCACTTGGTGAAACTGTACAAGGTTTTGATGCTAATGGTAATATAATTACTGGTCTTATTAATGATGCTGATGGATCAATTAATAATGGTTCTCGTAATATTACAGATAACTTCTACTTAGATCCTAACCAACAAGGTCATTTTTATGACATATCTAAATTAATTAAGTTTGCTGCTTCTAGTGCACCTCTTCGTAAATTAGCAATAGTCTTTGACAGATTCACACACGAAGCAACAGGTGACTATTTTGCATCACAATCATACGTTGGTATTGATTATAAAGATATTCCAGCAATAAAATTTGCTGGTGAAACAAGAGAACTTAGAGATGTTCTTGATTTCCGTCCTGCCGTTACTCCAGTTTTATCTGGATCAGGAACTGTTAGTTCACCATACTATGTTAACTGTGCATCGTTAGACTTTAAAGATAGAGGATTTGCTTCAGGTGGTGTTGCAAATAACGCCACGGTTATTGATATTCCAAAACCAGAATCAGATTTCCGTTGTGACTATGATTATTATGTTGGAAGAATTGATAAGTTATTCTTAACAGACCAGCAAGGATTCAAAGTTGCAAAGGGTATACCTGGTGAGGCAGATGATGTACCAGCTAATATTGATAATGCAATGTTACTTGCTACTTTATATCACGAACCATATGGATATGGTCCTGAAGGAGTTCATATTGTTAGAGAAAACAATAGACGATTTACTATGCGTGATATTGGTCTTATTGAAAGAAGAGTTGATAACTTAGAATATTATACTTCACTATCTCTTCTTGAACTTGAAACTGCATCTCTACCTATCAAAGATAGTGATGGTTTTGATAAATTTAAAAACGGATTCCTTGTAGATAATTTTACAAGTTTTGACTCAGCTGAATCAACACACGAAGACTTTGCTTGTGCTCTAGACTTTGCTGATGGTACTATGCGTGCGTCCCATTATACAACGAACGTACCTCTAGAATATAATGGTACTTCATCTAGTAATGTTACTCTTCATTCAACAGGAACTTTAACACTTCCATATGTTGAAAGTACATTTATTGTTCAACCATATGCTTCTAGAGTTGAGAACGTAAACCCATTCAACGTGTTTGCTTATATTGGTAGATTAGATTTATATCCATCTTCTGATGACTGGGTTGATACACGTAGAGTACCAGATAGAGTTGTTAATATTGAAGGTGACTTTACTGCTAGTATCCAACGTCTTGGTGGTGATGTAAACACTGGATTTGTTCCAACACAGTGGAACTCTTGGAGAACAAACTGGTCTTCCGCTTCTAGTAGATCTGATACACAGACTATGAGAAGAGGTCAGTGGCCATATATTAGAAGAATTACTACAACAACTACAAACACTGTAAGTAACCAGTCACGTTCTGGTATCAGAAGTAGAGTTACACCTAGAATTGATCGTCAAAATATGGGTGATCGTACTTTAGAAAAAACAGTAATACCTTTTATTAGATCAAGAAACATTGCGTTTAAGATCCAGCGTCTAAAACCAAATACAAGATTCTATGCCTTTATTGATAACGTAGATGTAAATTACTATACAACTCCAAGATTAATTGAAGTTATTAAAAATCCAGTTGATGATAGTCGTACAAATAACACACCATTTGTTACTGATGAAACTGTTGTCGGTCAAACATCTGGATGTAGATTAAAAATTGTAAGTCCTGAAACAGGATTTGATGATGGTAAATCACCTTATGATGGATCTGATCTCCCAACATCTTATGCTTCTACAACAGGTTTCTTAAACATTGATACTAAAACAATGTCAGAAACAGTTGCTGGTGCATATTATGGTAATCCTATTGAAACTGAAATTCTTGTAGGACAAACATCTGGTGCTCGTGCTGTTGTTAAGACAAAACGTTTAGTTGCAAACACTAACGGTGATATGGAAGGTATTATGTGGATACCCAACCCACGTGTATCAACTAACCCAAGATTTGCTACAGGTACACGTGTTGTAAGACTTACTACATCAGACACTGACTCTAGAGTACCAGGTCAAGTTGACTCTGCTGCATCTGCTAACTATGTTGCGTCAGGTGTTATTGAAACTAAACAGACAACAATCTTTGCTGTTAGAAATGCTGATATTGTAAGAGATACAGTTACACAAGATAGAACTGTTAATAACACTACAAGTAACGTAACTAGAGACACAGGTTGGTATGACCCTCTTGCACAATCATTCTTAGTTGAATCTAAAGGTGGTGCATTCTTAACGAGTTGTGAGTTATATTTCAATACAAGAGATGAGAGAATTCCTGTATCAGTACAGGTTAGAGAGATGGCAAATGGTTATCCAACTACTAAGGTTCTTGCTTTCTCTGACGTTACACTTTTACCTTCACAGATCAATCTATCTGAGAATGGTACAGTTGCCACAAGATTTACATTTGATTCACCTGTATACGTTACAGAAAATAGAGAATACTGTTTAGTTGTTCTTTCTGACTCTAACGAATTCAAACTCTGGATATCAAGAATGGGTGAGGATGATGTTACTAATGACAGAACTATATCTGAACAACCCTATGCTGGTGTTCTATTCAAATCACAGAACGCATCTACTTGGACTGCTGACCAGTATGAAGATTTAAAATTCACATTATATAAAGCACAATTTACTGCTAACTCAACAGGTACTGCTGTATTCAATAATGCTGAACTTGCTATAGGTAACAGTGGTATTTCTCAACTAAGAGCAAATCCAATCAGAACTCTAAAACCAGAGATTAAGATTATCCTTTCCGATCACCAAGCAAACTTTACTATTGGTGCTGAGATTACACAGACTGATACATCCCCTGTACCATCTGCTATCATCAGACAAGTTGTACAAGGTGTACAAGGATCATCTAATGCTTACATCATTGTAGATGACGTTGCAGGAACTTTCAGAGAAGGTGTTGCATCTGGTGCTAGTTACATCTATAGACTTGTATCTTCTAGATCACTTGCTGATATAACACTAACTGGTGTAACAGGTACATTCGATTCAAATAATACAATAACAAACGGTTCAGGAGCATCAGGTATGGTGACTGCATTTAATTCAGGAACTGGTGTTGTTTCAATTAAATCTGTTACAGGTACGTTTGCTGTGGGTGATGCTATAACACAAACAACAAGTGGTGCTACAACTGGATCAGGAACTATAGCTGCTGGTGGTATCAATGCAACTGGAGATGATATCAATGATTATCCTGCTGCTCCTATCTCATACTTCAACCAAGCTACTGAGATCGAAGTGATGCACGCTAACCATTGTATGCACGATACTGCTAATAATGTAAAACTAGAGGGTGTAATTTCAGAAGTTGCTCCTACAATCATTGACTCTGCATATCATACAAATGGTATTACAGCTGCGGATGCGGTTTCAGGAACCTTCCAGTTACACGTTCAAGATGCTTCAGCGTTCCATACAACGATCAATGGTGCTTCTGTTGCAACATCCAACGTTGGATACATTATTATTCGTGATCCTGAAATCAGTCAGAAACATTTTGAAATTATTGAGTACAGTAATATATCATCTGACGGTAAGATTATTACATTACCTTCTGGTTCTCGTGGTAAAGGTGGAACTGCTGCTTTAGCACATAGTAATACAAGTATTATTGAGTGTTATAACTTAGATGGTATTCCTCTAACAGAAATTAACAAGTTACACACTGCTATTGGTTCACCAACTCTTGACTCGTATAAGGTTGCAGTCACATCTGTATCTACAAACGGAGTTCAGAATGGTGGTGAAGGTGTTACTGCTACACAGAACATTCAGTTTGAACAGTTCTATCCACAACTTGAAATGAATAACTTCCCTGAAACGGATATTATTCCTAGATTGAACGCAGTCTCTGCTACATCCATACTTAATGGTGCAAACGTGAGTGAAGCATCATTCATTAATGATGGTGTATACTTAGACTGTATTGCAAACGAAGATAACTATATGACATTCCCTAAATTGGTATGTTCTAAAGTTAACGAAGATGCAAAACTAAGTGGTTCTAAGTCATTGACTATGAACTTGCTAATGAGTTCAACTAACGCTAACTTGTCACCTGTGGTTGATACAGATCGTTGTTCATTAATTACAACTTCTAATAGAATCAACCAGATTGATCCTGCTAATTCTAACGCAGAGCAAAGAAGTGGTGATAAAAATGATGCTGTTTACATCAGTAAGACTATGAACTTACTGAATCCAGCGAATACCTTGAAGGTTCAGTTTGAAGGATGGAGACATCCTGATACTGAAATTCACGTTATGTATCGTATACAACCTGTTGGTGCGTCTATTACTTTCGATGAAATAGGGTATATATATTTTAACGGAAACGGATTGGAAGATAAGACAGTTCAAAAGACTGAAGCATATCTTCTCAGGGATTTAGAATACACCTACACAGGTGCTGAATTCACTGCTGCTCAGATTAAAATTATTATGACATCTCGAAACCAAGCATACGTACCCGAAATTAAAAACCTTCGTGTATTAGCTTTAAGTGACCTCTAAGAAACCTGAATTTCAACACGTCAAAGGTAAACCTGAATTAGTACGAGATACCAAGTCTGGTGCCATACTAAATACAAAAGCAACCCCTCCAGGATCTGCTGCTAAAAGACGACAAGAGAAGGATCTCAAAATCGAAACTATGCAAAAAGATATGGATGTGCTAAAATCAGAATTATCTGAGTTGAAAAACTTAATTAAACAATCTTTATTAAACAAATGACTGCTGACGCACCTGAAACTGTAGATCAGGAAAAACTACTTTCTGATTTCAAAACTAGATTAAAAGCATATGTCGATGAGAACCAACAGATGGCTCAAAAGATTCGACAGAATGAACAACAAGCACTAAAACTCCAAGGTGCTATAGAAACGCTGGAGTACATCCTCTCAGATGGTGAACCTACTGTTGACAATGTTGATGCAGGGGGAGCACAATAATTTAGAGAGAGACCGAGAGGTCTCTTTTTAACGGTTATAAATATCTTGGAGGCATATTGTCCGAAATGTAGGATACCATAACCAATGGCAAATAGAATTCAATTAAGACGTGATGGTGCTCAACAGTGGGCAAACATCAACCCTATCTTGGCACAGGGTGAACTTGGTATTGAAATTGATACATCACGTATTAAAATCGGGGATGGAGTAACTCCGTGGAATAGTTTAAGATATGAGAGACCACTAGAAACAGAATCAAACGCTGCTAATACACTTGTAAAAAGGGACGCTGATGGTAACTTCCAAGCTGGTGCTATAACTGCAACAGTTATTGGTAACGCTGCAACTGCCACACGTCTTGCTAACGCTAGACAAATTCAACTTGCTGGTCAGGTTACTGGATCAGGTTCTTTTGATGGATCATCAAACCTTACATTAACAACTGACTTATCATTAATAACAACACTTCCACATTATAATCCTGCTGATCCTGATGCTAGTGATCTATACACTCGTGTTAGGGTTAACTCACAAGGTAGGGTTATTGGTGCTGAACTTGCATCTACACTTGCAAACTATGGTATTACTGATGCTCAACCATTAGATGATGACTTAACATCATTAGCAGGACTATCTACAGTTGGTTTACTTGCTAGAGTATCTCAAGGAAATATAACCACTAGACAGTTAACTGGTGGTGCTGGAAGAATTATATTTACAGTACCTGATGGTAGTTCACAAAACCCATTCATTGATCTTGCTGATACAGCAGTTGTTGTTGGTAACTATAACACTGAATCATTAACATCTGTTAACGCTGCTGGTAGTAACTCAGAACCATATGGTACACAAACTGTTAACACAACCAAGTTTAGTGTTGATAGATATGGTCGTATTACATTAGCAGAGAACGTACCTATTGCTACAGCAGTAGAAGGATCTAAGTATTCTGCTTATGATGCAGGAACAACATATAATCGTTATGACATAATTGCAAATGCTTCTAAGGTATATCAAGCAATTCAAACTATATCTGCTGGTGGTGGAGCACCTACTCACAGTTCTGGTGATGCAAACGGTTGGAGATTTTGTGCTGCTGAAGGTACTGAACAGAAAGGTCTTGCATCATTTGCACAAGAAGATTTTGATGTAGATTCAAATGGTCACGTAACCATTGCTGCAATGGGTGTTGATAATAACCAGTTGCAGAATAATAAAATTACATTTACTGATGGAAATACAGTTCAAGATTTTGAATTAGATAATGAACTAACAACTTCCACTGCACACACAGGATTTGATTATCTTAATTATGTAAAAGTAAATGACACTTCTGGAAATCTTTTATTTGGTGCTAATAACACCGATAACAGTAATGCTGGTGGAGTAGATATTAATGTTGATACAAATATAAGCGGTGCTTCTATAAAACTTGACAGACCAGGTAACACTCCTCTACAAACTATTGAGAGGACTGCTGGTTCACTTAAAATTCATCACAATGTCTCTTCCGCAACTGATAGAACTCTTGATATTGTTTCAAACAACGCTGGTGCTGGTACTGCTAGTATTAACATTACAGCAGACGAAGACATAACAATATCATCGACAAATGTTTCAAATCGTGTTAATGTAGAAGGATTCCAATTCCAAGACGATACTCTCAGCAGCACTGCTGGTACTATGATCTTGGATCCAGGTGACGACGATGCTGCAACTGGTAAAGTTCAGATTCGTGGTGACTTACAAGTAGATGGTACAACCACTACTGTTAATTCCACTGTGGTAACTGTCGATGATCCAATCATCGTTCTAGGTGGTGACACTGCTCCTGTTGCAGATGACAACAAGGATCGTGGTGTAGAGTTTTCTTATTACGACACACAAGCAAGGGTAGGTTTTTATGGATGGGACGAAAGTTACGCAGACTCTAATATCTGGAATGGCACTGGTGGCTTTAGGTTCCTCTACAATGCCACTAACACCAATGAAGTATTTACTGGTACAGACGCTGCTATCATCGCTGGTAATCTCAGATTAACAACAAACACAGGTTCTACATCAACTACAACTGGTACATTAGTTGTAACTGGTGGTCTTGGACTTTCTGAGAATGCACATATTGGTGGTACTGTTACTGTTGCAGGACAAACAGAAATTAATGATACTGTTATCATCAAGTCTGATAACGAAGACTTCAAGATACAAACTGCTGCGGGTGTAGATAAATTTACAGTTGATACTGATACAGGTAATACAGTAATTCAAGGTACATTAGATGTTCAGTTAGAAACTGAGATAACAGATAACTTAATAATAAAAGCAGACAATAAAAAGTTTGATATTCAAACTGCTGCTGG